GGGGAGTCGGCCAGCATCGGGGAGTCGGCCAGCATCGGGGATGGGGCCAGCATCGGGGAGGGGGCCAACATCGGGAAGGGGGCCAGCATCGGGGAGTCGGCCAGCATCGGGGAGTCGGCCAGCATCGGGGAGTCGGCCAGCATCGGGGAGTCGGCCAGCATCGGGGATGGGGCCAACTGGACGATCAATCCGCTTTACATATCTGGCACGAAGCACTTGGTTGTGATTCCATCCAGTAACGTTCTTCAAATCGGCTGTATGAAGCATGACATTGCCTGGTGGCGAAAACATTACAAGGCAGTCGGCAGAAGCCAGTCCTACACTGCCGATCAGATCAAAGAGTACGCGCTCTACATCGAACTCGCCGCCGCGTGGATGGAACTTTACCCGGAACAAGGCAAGATCTTGAATCCGGAGGTTACGAATGCCTAAGCCAGGCAAGCAATTCGATCAGATTGGGCTTCCCGCTACGGACGAAGTGAGCGAGGTCACCTATGCCTGATTATCTTGTGACCTGGACGATTGACATTAAGGCGGACACGGCGGAAGCGGCGGCCCGGGAAGCGCTGGCTATCCAGCGCGATCCCAACTCCACCGCAACGGTTTTCGATACGATTGACGACGCCGGGGAAACCCGTCGCGTAGACTTGACCGAGATTTACCAGCAGAAAGGAACGATATGAACGCAGACGTGATACGCCGGGCTGTCAACGTGAAGCCCGAAGAGTTAGACATGGACAACTGGATCCGCGAAACCGAGTGTGGGACCGTTGCCTGTATCGCCGGCAACTGTGCGCTTCAGCATGGCTTTAGCTACGATGTACCCAAACGGGCGCGGCAACTGATGGGACTTACACACACACAAGCGAATCGCTTATTTCACTCCCATTGTTGGCCTTTGGGGTTTGCAAATCCCATTGGTGACGTAATTGACAGTCTCGGCTATATCCTCACCCCTGGAACCCGTGAGTATCTGGAGCGAGTCAAGCAGCGCGTTGAGCACTTCATCACAACGGGAGGTAATGAATAATGGCGCACAAGCTGAGCGACAGCGAACTGGCAACCATCCTGCACGCCCTCCGAATGTTCCAGATCGAACGAATAGGGGAGGACGAAGACGGTTGCGATCACTTCGAGGATTGTCAACCCCTCACGAACCCTGAGATCGACGACCTGTGCGAACTCATCAACCTGGACTGCTACATCGTGGAAGCCGAAGCCATGGAGCACCTGCGGTTAGGAATGGAAACGCTCAAGGCGCTGGTTTCGCACCCCGTAAATCCACGGTTCTACTTGAGTGAAGCGGCGCGTGATGAACTGGCGCGGCGCGGCCTCAACCCAGCGTTGGCTGCTTCGGTGCCGGATGAGGTGTCCGAATCCGGACACTCTTGACATACAAAACACCATGCTGTAAAGTAGTTAATAGAGAGGATGTAAACGAGATGACGAACAACCAAATAATTAAACTGCCCACGATCCAAGATCTGAATAATTTTCAGGCGGAAAAAATCGCCGAACTCAAGGCCGCCGGGTCGTACAATTACGATTCCCTGCGTGCCATTGTTGAGCAACGCGACGCCATCGTAGCTCAAGAAACCGTGCAATATTGCGGAGTTGACGGCACCGATGGGTTCGCGGTGATATTTGGGACCGCGCCAGAGCGCGCAGCGAAGCGGTCCGCCATAGTATTAGCCTCATACTTACGCGGCGCATCTTGTTAAGGAGTTTAACGATATGACACTGACAGCAATCAAAGCAGCAGCAACCAAGCAAGAAAAGGCGCGAGTTTACGAAAACATGAACACACCGCGCGACATCATTGTGCAGTTCGAGGGCACCACTTACATTCGCCGCGCTTGGAGCTGCGTAGGGAATTTTGGCTGGGAGCCGTGGGAGGTTGCATAAGGCCGAAACGCCTTCGGGCGTCTCCCGGTGATGCCGGGACTGATGAGGCCATCAGAGAGGATTTAAACGAGATGAGCTACGGAACACCTGAAGGAATGTATGAGATCCAATTCCGATGGACTGGCAAGCGCCGGTCCGAAGGATGGAAAAGCACGGGATACTCTAGCAGTAGCAAAGCGGAATCCACTATGCGTATGAATCAGATGGACGCCGGCAATGTGGAGCATCGGCTATTCTTCACGCCGGATGAAGGTCGCGGCCTCGGCACCGCGCGGAACACGCGGGAGGCTCGCTAGATGGCATCGCTTAACAGGCCCAAAAATATTCCGGCCAGACCAAAACATCCGAAAGGAAAGCGGCGGAAATGAAGTACCGCCCCACGTGGAATCTCGCCAGCATCCCCGATCCGGTGCTGGCATCCGAGAACGGCCGGCGCAATGCGGCCAAGTTCGCGGCGGTGCGCAATGCGTAAAAAATCAGTGCTGCCCGACCCGATTCCGATGCCAGCAAGGGTGCGGAGTTTGATCGGCTGCCGATTTGGCCGATTGGTCGTTCGTTTTTACGCTGGTTCGGATAAGTGGCACAAGTCGCGGTGGTGCTGTGAATGCGATTGCGGAAATTACGTCCGTGTCCCCGGCGGCCAGTTACTGGGGCACCACCACGGGCTCACGAAGTCGTGTGGGTGCCTTCGCGCCGATCCCGACGTTCGCCGCGCCGCGCGGCAGAAAGTGCCAGCGAAAAAACGGGCTGAGATCTGCCGCAAGATGCGCGAATCGGTAAAGGCTCGCAAGCCCGCATATTCGATGGATGCCCACCGGGCGGCCCAGCTCCTGAACGTGAGCCATGAGCGCATACTCATACTCGCGAAAGATGGCGTAATTAGAAGCACTTACAAGCGCGGAAACCTCTGGGTCAGTGCGGCGGATGTAGCGAACATGATCGCCCACGACGAGCGGCAGAAAAAAGCAACGCGGTGCCCACTCCGCGCGATTGGAGCAAAATGAATTATCGAAAAAGCTGGATGTTGGGGACCATCCCCGATGCCGCGCTCAAATCCGAATGGGCGCGGCGGAATGCGGCAAAGCGCAAGACTAATGCCGGCGGCCGCCCGATGACTTGCGGCGGGTGCGGAAAGGCGAATTGCAAAGCCTGCGAACTAAGGCGCAAGCGGCAGGCGCTGCGGTTTGACCCCGACGATCCCGGAGCGCCTGCTCAATTGCTGCCCTGAATTTATTTTTAGAATTCGCTTGACACAAAACAGCTAGCTGTTTTAATCTTAAGGAGTCGAGGGAAACCGAGACGGAAAGAGGACGATATGACAAAAGACGAAGCAATCGAGATAGTGAACTCGGATGTAGAGGTAACCGAGGCTGACGCTCGGGAGATGTTCGCGGCGGTATTCGGGCGCGCTTACGATCCAGACATGGACGGGCACGCGTACTCAATGATCTGCGAGGAGGTGCAATCATGAGCTTCAGCCTCGATCAACTCTCCGAAGATCAGCGCCGCGACTACGCCGATAACGAGCCCGGCGATCGCGCCACGTGCGATGGATGGCCGAAGGGTCACGATCCACGCAAGCGGCACAATCCCGACCCCGACGATTGCAGCGAGACGCTAGATGGCATCTCGCGGTACTGCTCCGACTGCGCGACATTGCGAGGATTGGTGCAATGTTGCCAGTGCGAGCGCCTGGGCGATCCCATCGCCGAACTAAGCTACGATGGCGATTACCAAACCTGGGATTGCCACGCGTGCCTCGCGAAAGAGCGGGAGCACCAGGCGCGGGTAGTGCGGGCACAACAAGCGGTCCCGATCAAGTTTGACCACTTCTGATTTTTTTGTTGACGCAATCGAATTTCGCGTTTAAGATCAGAAGCGGTCTTACTTGGGGCGACTTGCCCGATCAGGAGTTTTCATTCAATGCAACGAAACGGAAATATGTTTTCCGCCGAATTCTTCCCAACGCCACGCGCTTTCGCGAGGCGGATGCTGGCGAAGATCAGCAAGGACGCCAAGTATTTCCTGGAGCCTAGCGCCGGCAAGGGTGACTTGGCTGACGTCATTCGGCGGCCGATAACCTACGAGGAGTTTAAGGAAGAACATCCTGAATATAAGCACGAACGTTTTTATGGCTATGCGTACGAGGACAAGAATCGCCGGGTGAATATCGACGTGATCGAACCACACCCGGAACTTGCTGCGGTTCTTCGTAGCAAGGAGTATACCGTTGTGGGCTATGACTGGCTCGACTACGGCGGCATAAGCTACTACGACGCGATCATCATGAATCCCCCGTTCTCTAACGGGGACGCGCACCTCCTGAAGGCGTGGGACTTCCTGCACAATGGAGAGATTGTTTGCCTGCTCAATCGGGAGACGATTGACAATCCGTACACCGAGGATAGGAAACGGTTGACTGACATCATTGCCGCAGCCGGCCAAGTAGAGTACCTGGGAACCTGTTTCGACACTGCGGAGCGGCGCACGAACGTTGAGGTGGCCATGGTGTACCTCAAGAAGACGGCGCCGGACGACACCGCCGATATGTGGGCTAGCGAAGCCAAGCGCACAAGCGAGAAGGTTTACGACATCGAAGTTGGCGACGACATCAACTTCATCGCTATCCGGGACAACCTCGGGAACATGGAGCATTGGTACAACATGGCGAACCAGCACTTCGTCAGAGGCATCGAGCAGCTGCGCCGGGCCGCCCTGTACATGTCTCAGAACAAGGTCAACGATCACCACTATTCCGACGAGGATAATTTCGGGAAGATTGCGGCCATGGCGCTTTCTAACACTCATTCCGCCAGGGCTGAGTTTCTGTTGCGGCATCGCAAGCTCGCGTGGAAAAGCGTTTTCACGCAGATGGAGTTCGGCCGATGGCTGGACAGTAAACAGCAGGAACGGTTCATGAAAGACGTTGAGCGCGACGCTACGATTCCGTTCACCGCTGACAATATCAAGAACACTCTGGAGAACGTGTTCCTGTCGCGAACAAAACTATTCGATGAGTCCGTTGCGAATGTGTTCGATGAGCTTTGTAGCCACGCAGTAGAGAACGGATCCGGGCCGGTAATGCCATCCACTATCAAGGGCCGGCGTAGCGAAGGCTGGAAGACCAACGATTCGTACAAGGTCAACGAACGGCTGGTATTCCCTTGGGGCTGCCGACTGGATTACAACGGTCGCGTTGCACTGCAATATTCGGGTGATTCCACAAGGATTTATTCTGACCTGGACCGCATTCTTTGCGTGTTGGATGGCCAACCATTCGACAAGTGTTTCACTGTCGGGGCTGCTATCAACAAGGGACCCCAAGCTGGAGCCCTCACCGAATCGGAATACTTTGAAATCCGATGCTTCAAGAAGGGAACGGTTCACCTGAAATGGAAACGCAAGGATCTCTTGGACCGATTTAACCAGCACGCTGCGGCCGGTAAGCTTTGGATCGGAGAACGGACCCAGCAATACCGTCCGACCCCGAAGAGTAAGCGCAAGACCCGCGAGGAACTCAATTACAAGTGCCGGACAACTGGCTGCGATTACGTCGATGGCATCTGTTCGCAGTGTCAAGGCGAAGACGTAGATTCCGAACTTGCCAAGATCGAATGTGAGTTGTGCCGGTCGGTTTACGAGCACACCGGTGAGCAGAATTGCCCAATTCACCCGAAGGCCATGCCAGCCATTGAGCAGCCGAAAGTGTTACGGATTGAGGGATCGGCGCATCCTGTTCGCTCTGATTTTCCAGCCGGGCCCGAGGGCGAACTGGCTTACTTGATTTCTAAACTAGCTTCACGAAGACTCCATGAGCACTGCCATCCGCAACCCGCTGCCCAACAAAGGAGTAACAGTGATGAGTGAGGGAAAACGCCCGAAGTGGATGGAGAAAGATGAGAATGCACCACATGGATGCATCGACACAACGCCGGAGTGCTGCGATTCCGACGAACAAAAACCACCAATCGTCTGGCAGTGCCCGCACTGCCAGCACGTCAACACGGATAGCCGCAAAAGCTACGTCATTTGCGTTGAATGCGGCGAAACCTACGATAAGGCCCCTAAAGGGCAAATCATTCCTCCGGTTCCTGACGCACTGCCAGATAGCGGCCAGCCAATACCCTCAGTGGGTGACCGGGGAACGCTTGCTCAAGAGTGGGAAAACCGCGCGGAAATGATCGTTCGGGGAACGCAAGACAGTTCCAGCGGATGGTACAATTCGCCGGATGATTTGGTCGCAGTGATTGCCGCCGAGTTAAACGCGGCGTTCATCATCGGAAAAAAGTCCATAATAGCCACACCGGCGGTCCATTGTGGATCTGCTGGCTTGGTGACCAATGAGCACCTTATCTCGGACGGCGATATTGTGGCTTCACACGACGGCCGGCGGTTCCGCATCAACATCACGGAATTGAAGTCAGCGACCCGCTCCGTTACGGGCGGGCTTCCCACTGAGGTTGAGAGCGACATGGAGATGGCCCGGAGGATGCGATGACCGAGGCCCTCAAGCCGGTTCGCCGGAAGACATTCAGCAGTTACCGTGGACGCAACGTCATCATCACGATTCATCCGACGTGGGTGGGGGTTCGGCTGGAGCGGACACGCAAGGAATTCATGGTGGATGCCGTCGCGCTCTACCAGTTTGGCGCCAAGATCGAAGCGGCCAAAGAACGCGAGTTGAAAGCAGCAGCAAAGAAAGCGAAGGCGAAACAGTGATTGAGAAACTTGAGCCGAATCAGATTTTCGTTTTTGGCTCCAACTTGGCGGGACGACATGGCGCAGGCGCGGCACGGCAAGCGTACAAACAGTTCGGTGCGGAGTACGGAGTGGGCGAGGGGATGACCGGGCAGTCCTACGCCTTCCCTACTTTGAGTAGGACGTTGAGCCAGTTGTCTTATGTGCGGCTCCAGATCGCACGCGATCTACTTTATCACACATGCCTCGAGTATTCCGGCATGGAATTCCTGCTGACCAAAGTTGGTTGCGGCTTGGCTGGCTATGATGAATCCACGATGCGCGGGCTCTTTACCGATCCGCCGTCTAACTTGGTTTTACCTGAAGACTGGAGAGTGAAATGAACGAGGAGAAGATCTGGAGTTTATCGGAAGCGCATCAGTGGACCAACGGCGGCGATGAGGTTCTCATCGTCAAGCACGTGTCCCTCACAGGGGAAGCCTATGGCGGGTTCAAGTGGCCGCTGGAAATTGGCGCTGAGGTTAAGGCGCCGGATTGGACTACGACCCCATCTTGCGGTGGCGGTTTGCACGGTTGGCCTTGGGGTTTATCCTTGGGCGACGGGAAAAACTGCGAATGGTCCGCATGCTGGATTGTCTTCGGGGCCAAACCGGAAGATGTTGTAAATCTTGGCGGTAAGTGCAAGGCAAAGCGTGGCGTGATTCGCCTTGTCGGCTCATGGGTTGAAGCGACAGCTTTTGTGCTCGCAGGCCAAATGAATCTTGTCAGCCTTTCAGCGAGTGGCGCGGCCTCCGCCACCGGAGCGAGTGGCGCGGCCTCCGCCACCGGAGCGAGGGGCGCGGCCTCCGCCACCGGAGAGAGTGGCGCGGCCTCCGCCACCGGATGGAGTGGCGCGGCCTCCGCCACCAGAGAGAGTGGCGCGGCCTCCGCCACCGGATGGAGTGGCGCGGCCTCCGCCACCGGAGCGAGGGGCGCGGCCTCCGCCACCGGATGGAGTGGCGCGGCCTCCGCCACCGGATGGAGTGGCGCGGCCTCCGCCACCGGAGAGAGGGGCGCGGCCTCCGCCACCGGAGCGAGGGGCGCGGCCTCCGCCACCGGAGCGAGGGGCGCGGCCTCCGCCACCGGAGCGAGTGGCGCGGCCTCCGCCACCGGAGCGAGGGGCGCGGCCTCCGCCACCGGAGAGAGTGGCGCGGCCTCCGCCACCGGATGGAGTGGCGCGGCCGTAGTTACTGGCCTGTACGGTAGAGCTAAGGCCGGCAAGTATGGCTGTATCGCCTTGGCTTGGTGGAACCCCAAAGAGGAACGCGGGGAAATGCGGTGCGCGCTGATCGGCTGCGGAGATGGCTCTGACGGCAATTTGAAGGCGGATACTTGGTATAGACTGAACAGCGAGGGGGAATTCACCATCGATGGGGACTAGCCCGCAAATGGCGCGATGTCCGGATTCGGACATGCAAGCCAGACTCATCGAGGTGTTTACCAACTACCACACACGTCATCTGCGTGTGGCTGCACGGACTGTTGGCCTGGACCGTGCAGAGGACGCTGTTCAGGATGCCTACGCCAACGCCTGGCGGTTTCGACACACGTTCCGACAGGACGCCAATCTGGCGTCGTGGGTTCACGCGATCGTCGTCAACTGCGCTTGCTCTATTGTTCGGCCGCACAAGCGATACTATGATCGAGAAATACCCTTCGCGGAAGGCTTTGATTGCCGGTCCGGGGATCCTTCTCCCGAGCAGGTGGCCTATCAAGAACAGAGGTCTCGCGATATGCTGGCTTGTATCGAGAAGCAAACGCCGATCTTGCGCGATGTTATGCTTGCGTACTTAGCTGAAGACGAATTTACTGGTTGCACTGTGCAAGCTCGCAAGAACCGCAAGATGCGAGCCGTCGCGATACTCGAAAAACAGATGCGGCGCCTGGGTTATCAGTAGAGCCGGGGGCGGTCGATCATTGATTGCCGGTCCCAACCGGAAGCCAGTTGTTTCCACTCCGGGTATTGGTTGAAGAACGCGCCGCCGCCGTATGAGTTTGGATGCGGGATGGCGACACCGGTGGAGGCCGCCGCGAAAAGTCCTGCAAATAAGCGCCTGGTCATCATCGATTCGATTGTATCAAAATTGTCGTTGACGGAATCCGTTTTTTGAATTATCATCTGAAACAGGCCGGCATTTCGGCCAATGAAAGGAACATTCACTTGACGCCTGAATCGGTGCCTATCGAAACCGCCCGAATGGTGGCGGCTATGTTCAGTGGTTTTAACCTATCAGCCGAGAAAGCAATCGGTGTAGTTTCCGCGCAGGCGAAGTGCCCGGTCGCCTTGGCGGAACGCGCGGTGCGCGTGGTTTGGCCCCAGTGGTTTACCGTCGTGGAATCTCCGCGCATCGTGAAGCACCGATCAAAGGTGTTTACGTACACGACGCATGAGAACCTGATGCACCGCTGGATTGGCGGTCGCAGTTACGCTGACGAGTTGCATTGCTTCAAGCGATGTTGGAAGGCTATTGTCAATACCTGCCAGACCCTTCAGCGCGACGGCATTGACTACACCGTGGACTGGTCTGGGCTCAAGGCTGAAATGCCGTTCGTCATCATCGAAGGGTACGGCGTGAATACCTACCGCTACCCGGTTGCTAAACCGTCACGGCTTGGACACGGCAAGCCACTGAGCAGCGCGGAGATCAACGCGCGGTGGAAGGGCGGAACGCCGGAAGGGAAAGAGTTTGAATTGGAGCTTCACCGCTTGGCCAAAGAGCGGGAGGAAAGCAGGAAAGGAAGTAAAAATGACACCGGAAGCACAGAATAAACTGACGCGAGTGTACACAGAGGATGACGCACAGGCCATTGGCCTACCAACGGCGGCATCTCTGAGTCTACTCAAGAACTTCGCAAACGAAATGAAGGACAGCCCGTTTATGCCAGTCGGACTTCAAGGGCACCCGGGCACGCTCATGGCTGTGATGTTGCGCGGCCGCGAGATGGGCTTGAAACCGATGGAGAGTCTCGATGCTTTTTGGCTGAGCCCACAGAAACGGTTGGCCTTGTACTCAAACTGGATGCTGGTGATCATGAGGCGCAACGGAATCAAGTTGACCTTCAAGCGCTGCGACAACGACGGCTGCGAGATCCACGGCCGCCGCCCTGACGGCGACGAATACACCGCAACATGGGACGTTGCTGATACTAAACGCGCGGGGATTGGCGGCCAACACACGAAGTACCCGCGAGCTATGAACCGGGCCCGTGCGATTGGTGATCTGTTCCGGGCCTTGGCTTCGGATTACGGCGGCGGAAACCTCTACACGCCGGAAGAGGTTGCGGACATTGAGGGCGATTCATCTGCTTCCGATCAAGCCCGTGCCGACCAGATCACGCACGGCGGTAACGAGGAGTTTGTGGTAGCGCGCAAACCCAAGGCTGCTGAACCAGAACCGGAGAAGGCCGAACCTGCCCCGGTGGTGGTCGAAGTCAAGGCCGAACCGATAGCCCACGCGGTTGCGCCTGAACCCGTCGCTAAAGCTGCTGAGCCTGCACCTGAACCGGCACCCGCACCTGCCACTACCGATCAGAAGCCGGCAGCACCCACCGCTAAGGATCTGTACCTAGCCGAATTCAATAAGGCCAAGGACCTTCTGCTTGAAGCCAAGATGAACCCGACCAAGGCTGATAAAGCCATCAAGGATTTTCTTTTGGGATTCTTTGGTGTCAGCAAGATGTCCGCGTGCAACATCGATGAGATCCTGAACGTGGGATTCCCATCGCTTCATGCTTCCTTAGCCATCTCGCTTACCGCGTTCATGAATGATCCCAGTGGCGCCGGGCGCATCGCCAAACACTCTGGAGGCGTACTGGAGGAGGCCCTTCGCGGTTACTCGTGGTCCGACAAGACCATTGAACTCGCTAAGGACTGCATGACGCACTACGGGTTGACCCCCGAGGACTACCTGAAGTACGTCGACATGAACGGCCTCAAGGCGTTGTCGGATGCTGATGCTTATCAGTACTTCCGGGTTTCGCGGGTGAGCCGGGACGCCTACTTGCTGATGGAGATCAGTGACGAGTTCAAGATTTCGGTCTCCCAGCTTGTCGCTGATCTGGAGAAGGTTCACGGCAAGCCTATTGGTGAACTGGACAGCAAGACCGTCACCAGTGGGGTTCGCCTGGCGCAAGCCATGATGCGGGAAGAGAAGAACCGGCAGTCCGGGGACGCGGCATCCAATGACGCAAACGATGATACGGACGAGCTTCCGTTCGGGTAACAGAAAGGAAACGCAGAGTATGAATATTGGAGAGGCAATCGGAATAGCCCCAAGAGTGGTAATGACACTTCCTTCAACATACAAGATCACACTTGAATTACGCGGCGGGGTAACCGTCATGGATGGTGCCCGTGACGCTTTCAGGCTGGAGGAGGCGACGGGGATTCCCGTTCGCTTCGTCCACAATGGCTGCACCTACGAGCAACAGCTCAAAGTCACAGAGATTTGCACCGGAGGTAAATCGTAGCCATGTCCGAATTCGGACAAGACGAGATCCAGTTCGACGCGACCGAGCACCGGTATTATTTCGGTGGCAATGAAATGTTCGGCGTCAGCAGGATCATGACGGACTTGGGGCTCCGCAAGGGCGGGCCTTGGGAACGTGATGAGGTGTACCGCAAGCGAGGGCATGCGGTACACCTGGCCTGTCGGTATGTCCAAGAAGGCACGTACAGTGAAAGCGGAACGCATCCTAAGATCGTTCCGTTCGTGCGGGCCTACGAGGACTTTTTGAAGCAAACGGGCTTCAAGGCGATTCTGTGTGAGGAGCCCGTTTACTCCAAGGCGAGTTCAACAGCCGGGACCCTTGACCAGTTCGGCATGGTCGGCCCTGAGTATTGGCTGCTGGACCTGAAGAGCGGGACCCTGCCGGCTGGAGTGGGTATTCAACTCGGGGCGTACCGGCACATGCTCCGGGAATGTAAGGGATTAGTGCCCGACAAGGCGAAGGCGGTTCGCCTTGAAGAGAGCGGAAAGTTCACCTTGGTGGACTACTCCGAGCAGAAGTGGGTAAATCTATGGCTCAACGGGCTGGCGATCTGGAAGTTTCGCCAGCAGAACGGACTACTACCTTGACGACAACAAACGAGACGGTAACGATCAACACCTCGAAGGACACCTCGCTACTGACAAGCGAGTTAGCCTTGGTCGAGGTTTCCATTACTACCCTCAATATCAAGAGCGAGGATGACTACCGGGCGGCCGGCGATGCTCTTAACCGCGTGGCCTCATTCGAGAAGCAGGTCGAGGATTTCTTCGGCCCTGATCGAGACATGGCGCACAAGCTCCATAAAAGCATCTGTGACAAGATCAACCGGTTCAAGAAGCCACTCGACAATCTTCGCTGGCAGATCGGAGCCAAGATGGGCGACTGGAAACGCCAACAGTTGATGGCGGCCCAAGCCGGGCAGCACAAACGCGACGAGGAGGCCCGTAAGGAACGCGAGCAGGCTGCGGCGGCGGCGGCCAAGTTGATCAAACAGGGCTTTGTCAAGGAAGCTCAACAGATCACACAGGCGGTTGAGGAGAGCGCGGCGGTCGTCCATCAGGAGCCCGCTACACCCAAGCTGGAGGGTGTACGCGAATCAATGCCCTGGATCGGCGCCGTGAATGACCCAATGGCTCTCATCAAGGCTATCGCAGCCGGTGAGGTTCCACTGATGCACTCGGTCGCGGTCAAGGGCGTGGTTCAGGAGGTCTGCCTGATCGAGTTCAATCAGACCGTGATCAACCAGATGGCGAAGAAGCTCCAGGGTGAATTTAAGTGGCCTGGCTGTTCGGCGCATCAGGAGATCCGGTTCTCGGGGAGGAAGTCGTGATTGCCCTACTTTGCATTGCGGTGGTTTGGGAGGTGGTGGGGATCGTGGCGTTGATCTATTTCTGGGATAAGACCTACGAGGAGTTCGGGTTTTGGGATTTGTGCTTGGTCCCGGTTTACGCCGCCGCGATGACTTTTGCTGTTCTGTTTTGCTTGGCTGATCACCTGTTGAATCGCACAAGAAAGAGGTTTCAGAAATGAACATGACGCCAATCGCTAATTCATCCAACGTGAAGGCCGTTGGGTACGACGAGGACACCAAGACGTTGCGAGTGGAATTCTTAAAGGGTGGGGTGTATGACTACATCGGCGTTCCCGAATCGGAACACTCCGCCCTGATGTCATCGTCTTCTGTTGGATCGTACATTGCCCGCAATATCAAGGGTAAGTACGAGTCCAGGAAGGTGGCCTGAGTATGCTGGCTACCCCTTTCAAGATCAACGGCATGCGTGTTGAATGGACCGTCCCGGAATGTGACATTTCTGAGCGGGCCCACACGTTCAACTTCCCCCACGAGGCTGAGCTATTCGTGGGCATCTTGCGGCGAGACCCTGATGGTGCCAACCGGCTGCACGCCATTTCGATCGTCACAGCTATCCCACTTGGTGCGCTAGTGTTCGCCTATCACCGAGGTAAGTTTGCTTCGGTCGCGGAATACCTAGACTCACACATCGCTAAGTGTATGAGCGCGCTGGCGGATCTACAGAAGGAGTTGAGTCGCCGCATAGGCCCCGGGGTGCGCACATGCCCTTAAGCCGACCGTATCAGAACGACGCCCTGGAAGCGATACGCGAAGACAGGGCGGCCGGGCTCAACTCGCTCTTGCTTGTGATGGCGACGGGGTTAGGAAAAACCGTGGTGCTGTCTCACCTGCCCACTGAAGTCTTGGACCTTAAGCCGGGCGATCAGATGGTGGTTCTGGTTCACCGGGATGAATTAGCTTTTCAGTCCGTAGAAAAACTTGAGCGCTATAACCCTGGCCTCAAGATCTCAATGGAGAAGGCGCAGTACCGATCAGATCCAGATTCGGACATTATAGTCGCTAGCGTTCAGACGATCGGCAAGGCCGGCGAAAGCGGCTCCGCCTATTGCGATCGGATCAAGTCTATCAATCCTGACCGGGTGGTGTGCGTTGTTATCGACGAGGCTCACCACGCGGCTTGCGCGGAAACCTACCTTCGCATCTTGCGTTACCTTCGGGTGATGAAGGGTGACCCGGCGCGCAACAAGAACACGTTGCTGCTTGGGGTGACGGCAACGCCGAACCGTTCGGACAATATCGGGCTCGAAGTCATCTTCGACAAGATCACTTTTGATTACGGCATTGAGCAAGCTTGCCAAGATGGAGTGATGATCGAGGGGGCCCTGTACCCATACCTCGCCAAGCCTGTCGGGCATCGAGTCAACACTGATGTCAGTCTGAAGAATGTCAAGATCACCGCTGGCGATTTTAACATTGGGGACCTCGGGAAGACGATCAACACACCGGAGCGCAATAATCTCATCGTCGATAAGTACTTGGAACTGGGCGGCGGCCAGCAGTTCATGTGTTTCACTGTGGACATCCAGCACGCCCATGACATATCGGCGGCCTTTTTTCGACGCGGCATTTCCTGCTATCCGGTATCCGGGAAAACCCCACCTGAAGAGCGAAAGAAGTTCTTGCGCCTATTCAACGAGGGGGCCGCCGGAGGTCTCGCGAGTTGCGCCGCGCTTTCGGAAGGTAGTGATCTACCAAGGGCGACTGTTGGCCTAATGGCTCGCCCAACCAAGAGCAGTTCTCGATATATCCAGGAAGTTGGCCGGGTCCTGAGACCGTTTCCATCCCCCGAGGATTATCTTGAATTGCGATCGCGCGGGGTGATGCCACCGCTTGTCAAGCACTCTGCGACGATCATTGATTTCTGTGACTCTTCGGCCCGCCATTCGTTGGTTACGATTCCAACCCTGTTTGGCCTGCGTCCCGAGTTCGATCTCAAGGGCGAATCGGCGCCGGCTGTTGCGGCTAAGATCGCTGAGATCCAGAAGAAGCAACCCGGGCTTGACCTGAAGCAGTACTCGAACCTGGAGGACATCAAGTCGGCGGTCCTTCACGTTGACCTGTTCCGGCCGCCGGTAGTCCCGGAGGTGGCCCGCAAGCACAGTAAGTTCTCGTGGCTGGAGATTGCGCCTGGCTGTTACTCGATCAACGTGGCCAGCACGGGATCATCACTGCAGATCCGAGAGGACGCCCTCGGGAAGTACGAGGTGGCTCACACCAAGAACGGAGTGCGGGCAATCCACACCACCTGCGACTCGCTTCCGAACGCTTTTGCGATTGCGGATGGATTGGTTCCGCCGGCTGACACGGTGCTGCTGAAAACCAATGCGGCGTGGCACAAAGAGGGCCCAACGGATAAGCAGTGCAACATGCTTTGGTACCGGGATCGGGACATCAAGCGGCGCTACAAGAGCAGTCACGAGTTCTACAAATTTGCCAAGGCTCAATTCGACGCGGGGAACCTGTCGTTCTCGAAGGGAAGTATCTCACGTTTGATTGACAAGGCCACACATGCAGGGGGGGGGCCTAAGTGAATTCGTACACGAAACAGCAGCGGCACATGTTGGCTAAGGCGAAGCTTTGCTTTGCTCTGGATGATGCCATCGCATCGATTCCTAAAGAGTGCGGCGCCGATGGAGTCATGCAGATGAAACTCCGCTCGCTGCGATCGTACTTGGCTGATGTTTTTGATCCAATCCTGGAGCCACTGGGATTGATCTGTAATGCGGAAACATTTTCCTGTGAAGCTGAGATGTTGTGCGTCATGGGGATGGATTACGCCAAGACGTACTCACAAAAGAACGCCGAGAAGTTAGTCCGGCGTGGCCTGCGGATTGTCGGCGTAGAAGATCGGGTCATCAACGAGCCACTCCTGCAGTGGCTATGCTCGGAGTCTTACCGGTATCGGATTGGAATCGCGGTGGGAGATACGGACACGGACGCTATTGGTTGGCTATCGCGTCCATGCTACGACCCGGATCTTCACAACCTCTGCCTGCGCTTGGCTGAGCACCTGCAGGAGACGAATGATCCCCTGTACTTAGATCAACTAGATCAACAGTGCATTCGTAACGAGGCCGGCGAGAACGCAGTGTCGGCCCGTGAGGCATTGCGCAGCCGGCATTCCGAGGAGGACAGGCTGGTCTATGAGGCTGGGATGCTGCCGAACAAGCAGATCATTCAACGCGCCAAACGCGGCGCGGTGCGGGAGTTTTTGAAGCAGATGTATCACAAGAAAGGGACGGTATCGAATGGGGTATATGAGTCACCACGCAATAGTGGTAACCAGTTGGTCTGACGAATACATACAGAGTGCACACGCGTTGGCTACGGGGATCTTTCCTTCGGTGTCTTCAGTTTTACGTTCTCAGGTGAACGACTACTGGAGCTTCTTCATTCCTCCAGACGGCTCGAAAGATGGCTGGAAGGAATCGAGTGACGGCGACACCCGACGCGAACAGTTCATTAAGAGACTTCGTGAGCAGTACTGCGAAGATGGTTCTAGCCATGTCACTTGGGCTGAAGTGCAGTACGGCGATGACAACAAGGATTCCAAAGTTACTAGGTCGAGTGACTTCGATTACTTGGCATCACGATTCGGCAGTACGCGAACATAGCAATGTAGATCTTCATCCACCTGCATCGGTATTTCCTGGATGAACTGGAGTTGCCCTGTATTGATGTCAGGGATGGCCTCGCCCTGTATCGACTTCTGAACTCAGTGGGGCCAAAGGTTACGTAGCGGCATTACAGCGGCATACCCTAGCTTAGCCTTTACTTAGCGGCAGAACGTAGCGAAGTCAGGGCAACACGGAGCGGCAGTACACGACTAGACGATTCGGCATTACAGTTTGATCTCTCACGAATTCTTGCGGTATGGCCTAGCCCTTACTAAGCAAAGCGGCACGACGCGGCATATCCCGACTACATCCATTTGAGGCGGCATGACCTAGTGGATTTTGGCTCGTTCAATCAGGGCGGCAAAGCGTAGCCGTACGGTTCTGCAAAATACTTATTGACAAATAATTGACGTGAGGATACGATGACCTTGTTCCTTTCATTCCCCGGCCAGGGAGACTGTGGACTGTTTATACTCGGATGCGCTGGCGAGGATCTCCTACCCCTCGCCAGCCGCCGAATCCCTGTAGGAGGGGAACATGTCATCACTTCGCCATATTAAATCAAAACAGAGCATGTCCGGATTCGGACATCGAGGAGAGTTGTGCTTTTATGGATAGCCTTAACGGAAACAGAGTACGGACACGCGCCAAGTTTCTCAGTAAGCTTCCGCTAATGTTCGACAGGTCGATAATGGCCGCTCCGGATATTTCTTTAATAACTAAGGTGTATCTGAATCTGTGTTGCGAAGAGAACCAGACCCTTAGCGCGAGGGAGTTTTCCGATATGCTTTCGCTTCCTTACGATGAATGCGTTCGGGCTGAAGAGGAGGCCGCGAGGCTTACATCTAACCAGGACACTTGGGATGGCCATCTTGCTGAATGGAGGCGTGACTTCATACATAAGTTTGAGGCTCGCAACCCCCAGACGTCCTACGAAGGGCCGCCTTTGGCCAACAAGAAACGAACCAAGACGGTCAAAAGTTTGCAGCGTTCACGTCTGGGAATATCTCAAGGCTGGAAGTGTTTTTACTGTGATTCCCTGGGGACTGATGAACTAGGACCCGATGGAAGGAGTTGGCATATTGATCATGTTTATGCAGAATCGAAAGGCGGGGATTCTCTGAAGGACAACCTAGTTCTTTCGTGCGCTCGATGCAACATATCCAAGGGGCGGAAATTAGTCTCTGACTTTTTACGTTCCCATAAATCCGGGACGGTTGGCTAGATGGCACGCGAAAGTTGTATTCAACACCGGAAGGGGTTGCGAGTTGTAGTTATCCGTGAAGACTATACTGAGCTTTTTGGTGACGACCATTGTTCGGCAGCCGTGCTTTCTTTGTTTGAATTCCTGGCTAACGGAGAGCTTAACCGAATGGAGATGGCGGACGAGGAAGGTCACCCATGGATCAAGGCTTCGATGCACAGGATTGTGGAGGGCATGATGTGTCACTACAGCGCTCGCTCAATCCAGATCAGCATCGACATGCTGGAGAAGCTTCGCATACTGAAATCGACACAGGACCGGGCCGGGAAGATCAAGCAGTATCGGCTGAACGTGAAGCGCTTGAACGCCATGCTCGTGAAGCGTTCGGTCATCGGCAATTTTGCCGATGAAGATTGCGATGATGATTTTGTTGACGGCAGCCACATCGGCAGCCACATCGGCAGCCACATCGGCAAAATTGCCGATGTGGGGGACTGCTCTAATAAGGTACTTAAGAATAGAGAATTAGAAGAACAACCTGTTTCTTTATTAGCTAGAGAACAAAACCTAAATTCAAAACCAACTGTACTGGAAGAAGCAATACAGACAGGGGAAGAAACCCCAACACCCCCAGAGCCCCCTCCTTCCCCTTTCGGCGATGATGTTGACGCGGTGAAAGTGTTGACGTATCGGTTCAAGCAACTCAAGGGCGGCAAGATGCCGGCCGAGGCAAAGAAAGTACTCGCTGAGAAAGTCGAGACGTGCGGCAAGACGCCGGGCGAGATCGTCGAGGCGTTTGACGTCTTCATGAATCTCGATTACTGGAAAGACTTCGACCCGATTCACCGGGTGAGGGCGTACTTCAAGTGGCTGGCGGACGAGGACGGCGGTATTGCACCCCGAAAAGCGGCGCGTCCTGCGCGCGGCGGGGCCGTGGAGGACGTTCCAGTCGCCAGTGCGGGTGACAGGCCCCTTAAATCGCCTCCTAGCGCGTTGCCGGTTGAGGCGGAAATCTGGAACCGGGTGGTGACCGGCGGCAACCCGGTGGTGACGTGGAACCCGAAGTTCGACCCGGATAAAATCCTGCGATCGTGGCGCGCCGAGGCGGAGTTCGTTTCTGGCTGGGAGCGATCATGCGAAAAGGTCCAGCAATTGAAGGGCCACGGTCAGGGGGAATGGATCACGTTCACCTGGATGTTGCAGACGACGGACAAGGGCGCCAACTGGAAATGGGTTCTCGATGGGAACTTGGACTGGCGGATGGCGCCACGCGGTAAGTCCAAGTCAACGGTCGATCAAGATGCGGAGTTCAGAAAGGAAATCGGATTGGAATGAGCGAGAACGAAGAAGTTGCCAAAGCCCGCAAGTCGGGCAAAAAGAAGGGACGTCGATGATTACTGATGAGCAATTAGACGCGGTAGAAAAACTTGCCTACGTGGAGCCCGAGATTGTCCGGGCCTGCATGTCGCGTGTTCCCCCTAGTTGGAAGTTGATTCGGGCGATGCCGAACGGTGGAGCGTTCTTCCGCGCCAACATCCAAGTGCTGTACACGGTCCAGCGTTATGACGACGGCCGCATTTGGATTCATGTAAGCGCGTGCGGAAGGCGCGGTGAGAACAGTTGGTTCCTTCCCGACTGGGAACAGTTCAAGCGGGTCAAGCACGACTTCATTGGCGAAGACCGCTGGGCCTACCAAGTATTTTCGAGTGCCAAAGACTACATTAATCAGCACCCCTACTGCCTTCACCTGTACGCGCTGATGGACGGCAAGCCGGCGCTTCCAGATTTCACCTATGGATTGGGGACGATTTAATGAGCGACATACGAATGCGACCGAAATTTGTAAGACTTGCCACGCAGCCATTGAGCACTGTTGCCGAGCGCTGGAAGCGACAGTACTATGAAACGGCAGACATGATCTGGAAACGGTACCAATGCAGTATTGGTTCCAGTTCCAAGGAGATCTACGATAAACTCGTCGCACTTGGGGACAACCCCACGTGGCAGGACATCAACGCGATCATCGGGAATTTGTCTTGGACGCATGTTTCGTGCGACGGCTGCTCCGAATACGTACTCGTGGCGGTATCCATCGGAGAGTACGATTCCAAGAACAAATACTGCCCGACCTGCGTAGCCGAAGCAGCAGCACTACTGGCGCAGCATAAAGACGGTGAACAGTGAACGCCTTTTTCCTTCATCTCCCGGACGGTACCCCGACGAAGTGGTCTATGTGTTCGGAGTGTCGTGGGGTCGCGGCGCCGGGCAACTTCGACGTCTCACAAAAGTGCTGCACTTGCTATGACTGCGGAGGAATATTAGCCAAAGACGAACGCGTTCCTTACGCTGAAGGTAACGTCAGGTCACTGTATCACCGCGAGTGTGAACTTAAGCGCCGCGCGAAACGTGAAGCGGAGATGCTAGACCGATCAGAGTTGGTTCCGAATTACGCGGGCCCAGTTTACTTCGAGGGCGGACACGGATCATTGGGAGATAGTTACTTTGCCGACATTGACGAACTTGCGGAGTACCTAGACGACGGCCCTGACGAGGACCGGCCTGAGTTCGTTTTTTGCTGCGAGGAGTTTCCGTTCAAGGCCCCAAATATTGAGCGGCTGATTGAGTCAGCATGTGACGAGATGGATGAAGATGTTGCCTATGAACGGCTGGATGGCATCAGAGAACTGCAGGCCGCATGTGAAGCATTCCGTAAAGCGAACGAGTCCGTTACGTGTTGGAGTGTTGACTATAAGCACAAAGTAGCCGTACCGCCAAGAAAGGAGGGTGCGTAAGGTGAAGTTGACGGCTGAGTTTCTGAACGAGATCTGGAGCCACATAGACGGCATTTCCCTGCCAGGTAAGCCGACCGAAAGCAAGCCGAAGGCCGCGTACGCCAAAGCAGTCGCGCGCATCGTGCGTGGCCTCAAGACAGACGAGTGGGTTGCCATTGACCGGGACTACGCGCCAATCTTAAAGGGCTACTCCGGTGACCTGGAATGGCTTGTGGCCCAGATAACGGATCGGTGCGAGTTCTTTCCGAAACCGATTCAGGTGAGGGAGATTTACGAAACCAGCTTCACGCCGGCGGACGGTCGTTCTTCGGCATCACTGCGGATGGAGAGGTTGGTTGAAAAGTGAGGGACTCCCGAAGAATAGCGGCACTGCGTGCCTTGGCGGATAGGCCGGGCACCGAGGCCGAAGGCAGGGTCGCGAAAGAGAAACTGCGTCGGGCACTAGAGGCCGCCGGGCAGGCGCAAGATCCGGTCCCTCCGAAGCAAGCTAAAGCCGCAGATTCCTTCGGCAGAACCTATACCCCCTACTACTTCGATCGGAACTTGCTGCGTCGGCAAGCGGAGGATTTGCTGCGTCGGCAAGCGGAACGTATGAGTAAGGAACCGTTTGAAGGCAGAGCCTACCAGAGCCACCGAGAGCAAGAAACGGAGCGGAAGGCCCGCGCTGACCACTACGGTTGCCCCTGTGGAAGTGTTTGGAACCGCGAATTATGCGCCAACAAGACCGCGAACGAGCACATCCGAAAAACCCTAACTGAGAAGTTCCCGACCGGCACCCGCGTTTACTATAACGGCCCATTGTTTCCGCCTAACAAGGCCGGCTCGGTGATCGACGACTACTACAAGGACTGCGCTTGGAATCAACTCATGGTGAAGTTCGAGGACGGTTCCGACATCGCCAACTTCGCCACCTACTCGGGAACCAAAGTCAATGCGTTCCACTGTGGCGAGATGCGGCTGAGCACTGAACCGATCCACCGTGAGCGCCATGCCTGAGATTCGAAAGCCACGCAAGCAAGAACAACCTCAGAGGTCGGCTGGAGATATCGCCATGCGTCATGGGCTTCCTCAAGCCCTTGACGCCGAACGCTTAGTCCTCGGATCTGTATTGCTAGATCACTCTCACTGGGATGACGTTTCGGGACGGCTGGACCGCGACGATTTCGTATTGGAGTCACACAGGTTCATCCTGGAGGCGATGAAGACGATCTCGGACCGCAAACAGAAGATTGACCGCATCACCGTCGCAACCGAACTCCAGCGAGCGAAGAAGTACGAAGCCGTTGGTGGACTCACGTACTTGATTTCCCTTGATGAGAACATGCCCCGGTTGCCCAACCTGGATTCCTACATCTTATTACTCCGAGAGAAGACCACACTTCGCCGGGCAATCGATTACGGAAAGCGCATTATGAATCTCGCGCTGATGGGTGAGTCCAGCGCGGCCGACATTCTCGCCAGCGCCGAACTCGGACTAGCCGAGATGGCTACCGAGGAAAACGAAGAGCATGGCCTGCGTTCACTAAAGCAGATCATGGAGGGATGCGATGGGGGGATCAACTCTTTCCTGAGCCCCCACCTGCGGATTCGCGGCCTCCATTTCGGCATGCCCAAACTCCAGCGGCGAATCTTCGGCCTGGATCCGGGTAAGCTGATCATCATTGCGGCCAGGACATCCGAAGGGAAGTCAGCATTAGCCCTTCAGTGGGCAATCCATATCGTCAAGACACAGGGCCCGGTATTGTTCTTCAGTTTGGAAATGAGTTCTGAAGACCAAGCGCTCAGGCTGATTGCTCGTGACTCTGGCGTCTCGTTCCATAGGTTTCGATACGGCCAACTGGACCAGCAGGAGAGGATTGATATCGCCACGGCCGCCGGGCGGGCTGCGGAGTACCCTCTTTATTTTTCTGACGAAGCATACCCGACGATGAAGTCTGTGTACATGGCTTCTCAAACAGCAGTGAAGAAGCATGGCGCCGTGGCCATCTTCTTAGACCAACTGCAGTTGCTTTCGTATTTCAAAAGTGGATATCCCGGCATAGACTTTCGCTCCGAGAATGAGGCGTTGAGTTTCATCGCCCCGAGCTTAAAGAACATGGCGAAACGCCTGAAGGTTCCAGTTGTTGCCCTGAGTCACTTGACGAAGGAAGCCGGCAAGAACAATAAAGGCGGAGACCCTCGCCCAACCCTTAATATGATTCACGGGAGTTCGGCTATCGCCAAGTCGGCTGATGTTGTGATCTTTCCCTACCGTGAGATCTTGGACCGTCCGCAGTGCCCTGAGCTAAAACAACTAGCCGAATTCATTATCCGAAAAAACCGGTCAGGACCCCTTGGCACAATCATGGGCCGCTTCAACGGTAAAACCTTGACGTTCTCCGAGGACGAAGACCAGGATGGTGACGATGAGTAGTCTTGGCCGATTATGGAACCCGGGTATGATGTCGTCGATCACGGACCAGCACGCCACGCCGCATTCCGTTGTTTACTTTTTGAATCGGGAGTTTTGTTTTGACGACCGGCAGATCGATCGGTGGATCCACAAGGGCTACGAAACAAGCAAAGCCGGCTGCACTGTTGTGATGCTACTCCCGGCTCGCACCGATACCAGTTGGTGGCACGCCCTGTGTATGCGGGGAGAGATTCGATTCCTGCGTGGACGGTTGAATTTCAATGATCGTCGCGACCACACCGCACGCGCTCCGTTCCCGAGCGCCATCGTTATCTTCAGACCTGAAAGGAATTTATCATGAATAGCTCACTGTCCAGTCTGATTGAAACAGGGGAGCCGCCACGTCGCCACTGGAAAGACACTTGGCGCGACCCGGACGTGTTCAGGGATCTCGATCAGGCGATGAAGGTATCGCCGGATAAACCCCGCATTGAGATGCCCAAGATACCGAAGTCATTTAGGTTTACGCCGGTGCCAGGCGTTCACTGCCCCCTCTGCAATGGCGACATGGCGACCGCCGGCAAGAAGGGTTTCAAATGCCGCGAGTGTGGACGGTACTACCAACCGGGGAACCCGAACGCGGAGAAACGCGCGGAGAACGATCGCAAGCGGCCGATCATAATTGCCATGCTCAAGGCCGGGAAAACGCCGGTTGAGATTGAGACAGTGTTGGGATATCGGGCTCAGTATGTCAGGGTAATTCGGAGACGGCTGGCGAAAGGTCTGAAGGTGTGAGTTTTACCGACGCGCTAATCCCCTGCTCTCATTGCAAGAAAGATTTCCGGCCGCAACTTCCTAGCGATAAATACTGTTGCCTTGGATGTCGACAGAAAGCCGTGGCTGAACGTAGGCGGCGCCGGACGGAAGTTCGGAAGAAACGGAGTGTCTAAGTGACCATCACCCATCCCATTTTTGGATCAGCGAGACGCAACCACAAAGGATACTTCCGAATGAATTCGGGAAAATGGCGCGACCAGTACCTTCACCGTGCGGTGTTTACTTTGGCCGCCGGACGGCCGCCGCGACCAGGGTTTCATATTCATCACATGGCTCTGTTTAACAAAATGTGCTCGTGTCCACATCTACTAATCGAGATTCAAGCGTGCCTTCACCCTACACCAGAACCGCCGCGCTGTCCTCACACCGGACGTTTTCTGACGCAACGAGAGAGGGCTATGTATGCCTGAACACCGGAAGCCACTTTGCATTGATCTTGGTTGTGGCAAGGGCGGCTGGACCCTTGGATTCCAAGCCGAAGGCTACCGGTGTATCGGGTTTGATGTTGTCAACCACGGGTATCCAGGAGATCTCATCTTGCAGGACGTTCGGACTATCGACGGAACAAAACTAAGACACGGTACGGTCATCGTGGCCTCTATGCCGTGCGAAGAGTTTAGCCGTCACGCTATGCCCTGGACGCGCGCACGTAACCCACCACTGCCAGACCTGTCGTTAATCGAGGCGTGCTGGCGGATAGCCAAAGAGGCCAACCTACCCATCGTCATGGAAAATGTTCGCGAGGCCCAGCGATGGCTCGGTACAGCCAAAGCTCACTACGGAGCCCAGTACTTATGGGGCGACGTTCCGGCTTTGCTACCCAAGTTCAACGGGGGGGGGGCGGCGCAAGGAATCAATGTCGTCATCCTGGAAGGCGGAACGGGCGATGATCCCATTTGAGTTGTCCAACTACATCGCACGCGTATTCAAGCCATGTCCGGATTCGGACATCACATTGACGACTTCCGGCCCGGAGGCTATACTCTAACCGTGAAGTTACTTCTCCTACTGATCGCCGCATCCTCCGCTGATTACAGCCTGCCACCGTCATGGACGCCGGGGGCTATCAATCCCAATGTCACCCAAGCCAATATCAAGACGACCATCTGTGCGGCATCGTGGACCAAGGCGGTTCGGCCGCCAGTGAGTTTCACGGACTCCCTGAAGTTGAAACAGATGGTCGACCTTCGCCTGATCACTATACCGGAGTCATACGAGGAAGACCACCGAGTACCCCTCGAGGTGGGCGGCGCGCCCCAGGACCCCAAGAATCTTTGGCCGCAAATTTGGCCGGAGGCGCGGCAGAAAGACAGGCTGGAGACCGCAGTGAAGAAGGATGTATGCTCCGGGAGATTGACACTGGCCCAAGGTCAAGCCATTTTCCTGGGTGACTTTTGGCAAGAGTACGCACGTCGATTTGGAAAGTAGACCAACAATTATGAGAACACCATCTATCGCTTTATTAATCCTCGCGGGCACCCTGAGCGCTCAAACCACAACCCCAACAACCACCACAACCCCAGTTGCAACCACGACCACGGTCACGAACCCCGCGCCGGCCGCTCCCACGCTTCCGGTTAGCACGCCACAGGACTTCGCCTACGGTGTCACGTTTGGTGCCAGTTACACCCAGAACTCCACTCCGCAAGCGGCCAATGGAGTAATTGGAACATGGCTGGAGATCGGGACCGGCAGCGGGACGTACTGGGTTAACCATCTTCGGATCAATTCTACCTACAGCACGGTCGACACTGGCGTAGCCAAGGTGTTCGCCAAGTCGGGCAACTTCACGCTTGGCGGACTACTTGCGGCTGGAATCTCAACGGCCACTCCAACCGTGGGAAACTTCAGTGGAGGCGGATTTGGAAAGTACGATCTTTCGGGTAAACTGTCCGGGTGGAGCGTGGTAGCTGAGGTCGGAATAACGGCGGTTACCTCAACGACGGCCGTGGTCCCAAATCAAGTCACCCCCAACGTGATCCTTTCAATCGGAAAGTTTTTCTAGGATGAAACTGCTCTGCGCGTTTTTTGTCATCGCGCTCTTGTGCGACGCAAAAGTTCCACTGACGGGCATAGCGGCCGGCACCACCATCGGCGTTAACCTATTGACGATCAAGGAGCGAATCCAGCAGGGCAGGAAGGCGGCACACGCGACCAAGCAGGCCATCGTTAAGGCGGCCAGAAAGTTGTCAGGTAAATAAAGATGGACATCCTTGGCGTACAAGCTGACTTGGCAAAAACCCAGACCATGCTACAGGAGGCGCTGGACCGGATCGCGGCGCTCGAAACCCAGTCGGCCAAGGATCTCGATACATTGGCGAACAAGGTGATTGACGGCCTAAGCCCGATGGTTAAGCAAGGGGTGGACGCGATCAACACGGCCACCATTGCCGTGAGTAACGGGATCAACGAGGTTGTTACCCTTGCTCGGCGCATTGACGGCGCTAAGCTTACATTGGGACCGGAATCATAATTCCTGAATTGCGATGAAGACCCTCATCCTGAACTGGTGGTACCGAAGGCTTCGGCGTATTGATCTGGAGATTCTATGGCCAACATGTAGACAGATAGCCTATGAGCCGAACCATGAACCTGATCTTGATCGTGCCAAGGCCGTTTTCGCTTGCCATGCCTTCAAAGATCCTGCATGGCTTTGGCTCGGGGAATCTGAGATATACAAGGCAATCGACTCGCTTAAATAACATGGCACCCACTCCCGATCCATCCATCAAGCAGGCAAGTCTCACTCCGTCTGAGGCGAAGATGTTTAAGGCGGCGCTGGAGCCGACCTCCAAGATCGATTTCGTCTTGGACCGGGAGTTCACTCCGGAAGCGCTTTACGAAACACTCGCGGTCTGTTGCCGAGTCATGGTTCGCGCCAGCGAAGTCACAGCCAAAATGCGACCACTGATCGGCCGGCTTCTGGTTTCTATTCACGACAACCCAGAGAGCTACACTCGACTGGGCTACCAGTCCTTCGAGCAGTTCATGCGGAAAGAAGTTGTCGAAAAACTCGGTGTGTCCCGCACGGATGCCTACGCGGCCAAGAAGGTCGCACTGGCGTTCCCGTCTTTAAGCGTTGAGAAGCAGGCGGAGATCGGCATTGTCTCGATGTCGATTCTTTCGAGCGTGACGACCGAGAAGAACTCGGATTACCAAGAGCTTCTGGCGATCGCAGAGAACAGCACGATTGCGGAACTCAAAGAGGCGCTGGTCAAGCGCAAGCTGTTCGACACCTCCGAGGATAAGTACGGCATAACGATCATCACCAGCCGGGCAATCTCGAATATGTGGACTGATTTCGTGAACTCTGGTGCGGTTCAATCAGCTTGTTCGAGTTCGGACCACGGGGTGATTCTAGAGTACGTCATGGCAGAATTCCTGAGTGGCCTTCAGCAGCAGCCCGAGGAAGACGATGACGACTACCCATCGGAAAAGGAAGTTGATGCCAACTGACCTTCGGTGACGGAGTAGCACCACTGCAATGGCCCCGCTAGTACAGGGGGCCTTTTTTGTGATACCCTATCGGCGTGCCGTTTCTTCCGCTTCCGGCACGGTGTTCTCTTTGGGCCGTCCAGGTGAGCGGACGCAGTGGGATCGGCCTGGAGTAAATCCCCCCTTGCATTCCGTCAACGAATTCCGTATGATCTGGTAGTGACTATCCTGCACGCCGAGAAGATGATCGGCTACCCTATCGAGGTATTGCCAGCTGTGCCTGGCAGTAGAATGCTCACCGTGGCCACGAAGATCTGCGATGGAACGGCCGTCATGATCACCGACACTACCCTCAAGGGCGCGCTTGCGGTGCTGGTCCAGACGGTCTTGGATCTTCACAAGAAACTGAGGCTGAAGCAGTGCGACTACAGGTGCGAGGACTGTGGTGGCGTCAAACCGCTTCAGGTGCATCACGTGAAATTCAGGAGTCAGGGTGGAACGCACGAGCCATCTAATCTCCGCGCATTGTGTGCCGGTTGTCATGGCAAAGCCCATGGATTGAAGGTCATCGCATGAGCCTGATCACCCTAGAGTTCTTCGGTAAGGTCGAAGCCAAGAAGAACAGCAAGACTCCGTTCGTAGGCAAGGACGGCAAGATGCGGGTGGCCAACTCGAAGAAGGCCCAGGACTCAATGAATGCGATTATGCTGCAGGTTCCGGGCGAGTACCGCGATCTCAACCTGGAGTCCCCGGACATCTGGTTCATGTTTACTGTGGCGGACGGCCGAAGCGATCGAGATAACATGGTCAGCACGCTCCTGGATTGCCTTGTCAAAATGAAGGTCTTGAAGAACGATTCCATCGCCCGGAACAACGGGCGTATTATTATTGAGCCGGCGGTGATCTCCGACCACTACAAAACGGTTGTCGAGATCATGCCGAGGCCGATTCCCATGTCCGAATCCGGACTTCGCCTGCGAGCGAAGAAAGGGACTCGATAAAAGTTAGTTTTGAGAGAAGGGAAAAACGATTAACATGAGAACAATCACAGACCACATTGTCGAAGGCGATTCGGCAAACCATCAGTTGAAGATCGAGGTGATCGACGAGCCGGGAGCCGGCGGGGCGAACCATGAGTACTTGGTGTCCGGATTCGGACACGATGACCCGGAGTCTGTTCTGATTAAATTCCAGAACGGACCGATCAAGGAAGCAGGTGTGAATGGACTCACTCACGAGGCGCTACTAGCGATCGTGATGGACCGATTGAACTCGTTCCAGGACGGGCCATTTACCTGTACGGCAAATGCCTGCGCTTTGGAGCACATCGGCATTGGGTTGCAGTTCCTGCAGAACCGCACCAAGGAGCGCATCGCGCGCGGCGTTGAGGGAGAGTTGGTCAAGTGAACACCTTCCAGATTTACGTCAGGGGTCGAGAGAATCCCTTCACAGTAAAATGCGACAGTATCGAAACCGGGGAGCACACTCTCAGGTTCGTGCGGAACAACAGCACCGTAGCCGAGTTCCTTCGCTGCGATGTTCAGGCTTGGATGTATGCGCAATGAACCGAGAGGAATTAGTCAAACTACGCCAAGCCACAGACGTGGCGATCGAGAAGTGCGGCGTCAGTGACGGCGTTAACTGGGGAGACCTAAGTTGTAAGCAGGTCAGGCCGTAAGCCCGTCCGGGTCAATGCCGTAATTTCGCTCCCACACGCTGCGCGTGGCCGACGCTCGATCGTCCGGCGTTTGGTATGACGAGACGATCTTAATCCAGCACCTCACCGCAACGGTTGACTGGGGGCCAGGCTCAATGCGAACCGCGTGAGCTTGGCTGGTGCGGCGGATCAACCGCATGGCCGCCTTAATCGATTCGTCCTCGGCCGACACAAGTCGCACTTGATCAATCACCTTCATATCCCTGTCCAAGATCTTTAGTTCGGCGGGGAACGCCCGGTTGAACAAGCACTGCTGGACGACTGAGTGCATCAGGTTGAGGGCTACGTCGCTCGAAGGGTGTCTGTAGTCAGTGGGCATGCGTGGTTGTTCCTTTCTCATTTGTGGTGCGATCTTCGTGGTGCCGGCGGCGCGGCGGAATTCGCGTGACCGTGCGTTCGTAGTTCGGGAGGGGTCTCTTCTTTCTTCACGGTTGCATCGATCCGCTTCTGGAGGTCCTTCAGCTTCTTGGTTTCCAAGTCAGGGTTTTCCCCTAGTGCGAAGAAGCGGGGAAATACCATTCCGGTTGCATTCCTTACCCACGCTTTTCCACCGTACGATTCTTCCAGTTCGCCGCGCTCGCCCAATCCCATCGCACCCGACCACTGAAGCCCCATGGGGTTGATGCCGGCGAACGCCTCCCTGATGTTCTCTGCTTCCTGCGAAAGCCCAGGCTGCTTGGTTTTGGAGGCTGACATCCAAGTAACCTCCGGCGCTCCTGTCTGCCGATTTCTCAACTGCGTGATGTACGGCTCCTTACCGAACGCCGCAACTGTTGCGAACCTGACCACGGGGCTACGAGTTACTGGAGCCATAGCGGAGTTGTAGAATTGCCGCTTGGCTTCTTCGCTAGCCATTCCCACGCTGCCACCTTTTTGCAGTGTATTGAGAAAATTCTCCACTCCCGTGATCTCTGAGACGCGGAACATATCCGGGTTGAACGTTCTGATATCCAAGTAGCCAAGTTTGTTCAGGTCCGGTCCCCAGTAGCTAATTCCGAACGTGCTCTGTCTGAGCCAGTCCGGGGCAATGACTTTTCCTAAACGTTGGGCTTTATCATCCCACGCCCACTTTTGGCGAACAGCGTAGTTGGCTATGAGGGCCGTAGCAGCCATGCTGACTATGCCAACCGTCATCTGCTGCCGCACCTTCTCCTTGAAACGCTGCATGGCCGCATGGGACTGCCACTCCTCGTTCGTCATCTTCTGCATCTCGATGACGCGCTTGGGGTCGCCCTTGTAAGATTCCGGCGGATTCGCGGCTCGCTCGATTTCCGGCCTGATCGGAAGCGGTCCCGTACTGAATGCCGCGTTGACGCCATTCCGGAAAGCGGTAAGTCCAGCCGTGGCGAACGTGCCTAGATTCACATTTTTCAAACCGCGCTCCACGAAACTTTGATTATCGCGAACGTAATTTCCCAACTGACTGACAAACCTGAAGTGCTGTTGCGGAGTCGCCAGAGGGTTGACCTCTTTAGAGATTTCGTACATCAGCAACCTGGCGCGGATGTCAATGCCCTTTGGGCCGAACAACAGTGGCCCGGCGCTGAATGTAACCTTTTCAGCACCAGTCAATTCCGCAAGTTTCTTGCTGTACGTCTCATGGCCGTACTTGTCTGGCACCAAACCAAGGTCCGCCAACTCCTGCAGTGACTTAGCCCACTTCGGGTCCAGCGGGTCAATATTGGAGAGCTTGTAGATCGCGTGAAGCGCCTTGATCGGGAACCAACCACCGACCGTTTTTGAAAACAGTGAGTTCTCCAGCCATGGGGTATTACCGATGAGTCCGCCCAATAAATTCAGGGAGTGGAATTCGGCATCGGTTACCCCCATCAATGTGCCTTTGGTCAACACTGCAGCCATGCCCTCAGCTACCGCTGCCATACCAGTGGCTGGGTCCTTGTAGTGCTTCAGCAAAATATCAATCTCGTTTTTGATCGTCGCCGGGATTACGCCTTTTCGAGCAGGGATGAAATTCAGTTTTCCGCTGGCGGACTTCTGGATACGATCAACCCCCAAGGGTATAACGACCGCCGGAACCATTTTACCGGCATAGTATATTTCCGCTGGCGCGCTCTTGTATGGCTTTACCTCTTGGATTATCCCGAAATGCACCATGGCTTCTTTGAGCGCATTCATATTGGAGTTTCGGTTGTACGCCCCAAGAGTTTCGAGCATGCCGCGCCACGTCAGGTCGTAGTCCTTGCTCAACCCGGTCGTGAAGTAATTGGCGATGTTGCGCCCTTTCTTGTACGGTGAGGATGCGGGAATTTGCAGCCATCGGCGGATGCCCGTTTCCTTAGGAGCAGACAGCGGAACCCAAGTGCCGAACTTCGGCCCCACCCAATCCGCAAACACACCCTCGTTCCGCTTATGTGCCTTCGCCGCCGGTGCCTCGATGCCCTCCTTGTAAATCTTCAGCGCCTCGGCTACGTGAGGATCATTGACACTGATCTTCGAGTACTGCAACTGAGCCGGCTTCGAGCCAAAGATCGTTCCTGTTTTCTGAGCGGCCAGTTCATATGCACCGGCCGCCAGGTTTCTGGCTTCTTCGAGTTTATTGTTCTCGATCAGTTGGGTCATCCGGCCGCCGATTCCTCGCAGATAGGCTTCGGCTACTGTGTCACCCTGGAACGCGCTTTTGTCCTTGATCGCGTCGACAAACCACTGGTAAGCGCCAGCGGATGCCATGAACTCATCCGGAGTCAATCTCCGAACATCTGCAGCCAGTCTTCCCCATCCCGACTTGATTCCATCCAAACGGTCTTGCTCAAGAGCGGCGAGGAATATATCCGGGCTAATTTGGCTTCCCTCTAGCGCTTTCGCAATCCTGGGCAGCACGGTGACAGACAAGATGTTAGCTTGCCCCTTGCTTCCGGTCGCACGCAGCGCATCGGTGTGAACATCAGGCGCCACCTCAGACAACTCCGAAAGGTTTCGGATCATCCAGTCCATGACGTTGGCCTTAACACTGGAATGCTGGGTGTATTTGTCTGGATGGCGAACCCGATCCCACGCTTCCCTGATGCCATCGTTGATCTTGGAAACGTAGGCCCCGAAGTCAATCGACCCGTTGCCCTTTCTGATTTTGCTGCCTTTGATCTTGTACGGATTGCCTACAACGTTGCGATTGTCGTCGGGAATATCGCCGTTGCGATCCGGCGTTTCCGGCGGTTCATCTCCACCTGGCGCTTCATCCGAAGTGCGCTCCGCCACGGCCACGAAGTACTCGCCGGTCGCCGGATCGTGAATCAATATGTCCCGGTCCGCTTGGCTCAGGTTGTTCACGTTGTCCCCGTACTGCGATAGGAACACCTTCTGCTCCTTGCGGAGCCTCAGGGCCTGCTGGTCGAACTCTTCCTTGGTGAGCCCCGGGAACTCCTTACGCAAGCGAAGCGTGGAAACCGGAACGCCTTTGATCGGTTCCATGGACTGCACTTTGTCCAGCAATGAACCAGACCTGGCCGGTGGCTCAGCGCTGGCCTCAGGTCCGGATTCGGACATAGCCCTGCGATCGCGCCCCGCTTCCGCCGTGCCGTCAGCCCAGTCGTGGGCGTAGTCCATCATCGTCTGCTGGAATTGCGGATCTGTTTGAGTGCGCTTGACATAGGCGTCCCGCACGGTATCCCATGGCTCAGTAATCGACTCCGATCCGTGGGCCTTCTTCCACCAGTCCGGGGCGGGCTGACTTTCCCATCCACTCCGTCGTGGCGCCGGAGGCTCCACGCTCGCCTCTTGGGTTGGTCGTGAGACTACAACCTTGCCGCCGCTTCCCTTGCGCGCGCGCTTCGGTGGTGGCTCGGCTGACACCTCTGATGTCTTGAACGCTTTCCCTACCGCAATGTCGACGTCACGCGGCGCCCAGCCGTAAACGTCACTCAACTCCTTTTGCAGTTCCTCCGGCTTCATGCCGAGCGTTCTGGCGTGCTGCGCGATCTTGTCCGTCAGCGCCTTGACGCGAGAACCCTTTTCGTAGGAGCCGGCATCCGCACTGAATGCAGCGTAGTTCTTTTGGTACTCTGACTGTTCCTTCGGTTCGACCTCTGATGTTTCCCGTGAAACGGTTGACGCGTCCTGTCCGGATTCGGACATGTCCGTAAGTCTTTTCGGCGGCTCTTGGTCGCGCTGAATGTCTATGGCTGTGGACGGTCCTAGCCTTTTCAGGGTCTCCGGGTCGCGATGGACATCACTTGTCCTTCCAGCTGGCGGTTCAGCGGAGACCGCAACGTCACTGTCCTTGATTGGGGTGCTGTGATTGCGCACCTCTCCGGTCGCCAAGTCCTTGACCGTGTAGATTGGTATCTCGCCGTCAAAAGTAACATCCAGCACCTGATCCAACTCACCAAAGTAGTTGCGAACGGTTTTCCCTTTGAGGTTCTCGGCTTTGGCCCTGGCCTGCTGGTTTTTCTTATTTCGGCGCGGTGCTGGGGGTTCTCCGGAGACTACTTTCGTTTCACTAACTACGGGTTTCGTCTCACGTTCGGGCGGTGCCGTTCCAAGTTCTGCCGCTTTCGTTTCAACTCGCGGCTTTGCATTTCTTGCGTTGTCCGCCTGTGTTGCTAAGTGCGCCGGGTTTACTTTTCGTGGTACGAATGTCGGCCCAAACTCTTCCGATGTTGGCCCGACTTCCCAGTGCCCAGCATCGCCCTCGCCATGAGTTTCCGCGCCAATATCAAGACGGCCTGAACGACTTACAATATCTGACATCAGCGAACTCGGCTGCCCATCCAAGTAGACCTTAGTAGACCTGCGCGGCTTCGGCGGTTCCACTGAGGGCGCTTCCGTAGCGGCTGCGGGAGGCCGCTCCGGTGCCCCTACGCCGATGTACCCACCTGCAATGAAGTCATCGACGACCTGTTTCTCTTCCGGCTCCAATTGGTCGTAGGGAACAGTGTTGCCCAACTGGGAAGAAACATCCTCGCGCGCCGCCGCTTGGCGCTGCTCCTCGTCGGACGGTCCCTCAGTGGGAATCGTCGGCTTCTCGCGTTTCCGGCGTGCTTCCAACTTATCGGCTTGGTCAAACAGTGCGTCGTAATCGGTGATCGGTTTGAACGTCTCGGCCGCCGCCTGCGCGGCGGGTATCGGCGCAACGACGGGCACGCCGCGCTTCTGGGCCTCAGCTTCGAGTTCCTTCCGGCGCGGTCCGGTTTCCACCTGCATCGTCTGCTGTAGCGCGGCATCGGACAACTTTTCAGGCGGTACCGATGCGGACTGACTCGCCTGCTTGTAATGCTCCTGGAGTCGCTTCTTTGCTTCCGCCTTCAACTTGTCGAGCTTGGCAGGATCTTTCTCGGACTTCAGCGCCTTAGCGAGATCGCCGCTGGACATCTGCTGCTCCAATGGCTTCGGCGGCTCCGGGGTCACGTCCCCCTTGAATTCAGTTTTGAGATCCTTGCCGACGTTGAGGTGTTCGCTGACACCATGCACTGCCGGCAGCGCCGCCATAACAGTGCCTACGAGCGCATCAGCTAAGTTGTGCGCCGTGGGGTCGTCGATTGCCTTTTTGATCTTCTCCCATGCGGCACCAGTCATCTGCGCGCCGAACGCCACCTCGCTCGCTTTGACGGCCGCCTTCGGGATAATCCCAGCACCGGCCGTGGCAATACCCAGCGGTGATGCCATGAAATCAACCAGGCCACCGGCCGCCTCACTGCCCTGCTCAATCAGTTCGCCGCCGAAATCCACAGCGTCCTTGACATGCTTCAGCGCGGGATTGACGGGTTCATAGTTTGCAATCTTCGCGGCTGTTCCCTTGCCGAACGGGATATCAACGAGCGCGGTGGCGGCTTCACCCAGTCCCTGCCGGATGGTGTGACCCAGCGCCTTCCCGCTCTGCGCCATAGGGTTCGATTCCTGCGGCGTGCCGAGCATCCGGTTGAGGGTAACCGGAATCGGCGTCTGGGCTGACCCCAGGAGTTCGCCACCGACTTTCTTGGCGCGCTCCATTAGCGACGGCGGCTTCTCGTATTCTTGATTGCTCGGTGACCGGACCGGCTCTACGGCCATGGTCGCGGCCATGCGCTTAGCGCGCGCCTCTAAGTCGGATGACACATCCGCAGTGGAATCCGCTCGAGGCATCGTGGCTGCCATTCTACGAGCGCGGGTTTCCAAATCAATAACCGCAGATCCCATGAGTTAGGTCCTCTATCTGTATCCGTCTTGCTGCATCATCTTCACCGCTTCAGTGTAATCGCCACCGTGTTGCCTGGCCAAGATGATGTATTTCCTTAGAATGTCATCCGGGGCTTCCATGTTGGGAGTTTTTGCCTTAAGGGCGGCGCGCCTTGGATCAGATGATGGCACGATTCCTTTTGCGGTCGGCGGCGCTTCTGTCGACGCTTTTACCTCACCCGGCGCCTGCTTGCCGATCGACGCTTCCTTGTTTACTCGAGGCTTTGGCGGCTCCGTCGTTTCCTCGGGGATGACAAAATTAGGATTGACCGCTGCGATGCTTTGGTAGTACTCCTGCTGGGCCTGCTTATCGGCGCGCGCCTTAATCCCGTTCGGCCCGTACACCTCATCTCGCTTGTAGCGCTCCAGTTCCTGCTGGCGCATTTGAAGTGTCTCTTCGTTATTGTTTTTGTTTTGGGCGGTAAACTTGATGGACAGCGGATTTTTGTCGTTGTTTAGCTGGGCCCAGTAGTTTGCTACGGCCGCGTCCGCCTGCTGCTGATTACGCGTCAAGGCTGCCTTGTAGCTATTCGTGATGTTCAGCTTCTGCGCCGGCGTTAACGGTTTTTCTCCACCACCGCCACCGCCCTTTGTCGCCTTGGGCGCCTTGTAGACCGGATGATCCATGTCCACATACGATTCCTTGGGATTTCTGGGATTGACGTAGACTTGATACACCTTGCCATTGATTTCTGTCTGCTCTCCCTTTTCATACTTCGGCTCTTCGCCGGCCTTGGGAACAGGAGAAAAGTTTGGCAGCAGCTTACCGGTGTTGGCATCGCGATATCCGTTAAGCGAGGAGTCCAGGGGGTTATTCACGTAGACAGCATTGACATCTTTTCCGTTCGATATTCCCGAAGTGGGCTTTGATGCCCATCCGGCCTCAGTCATGTCGGCAAGGATTTGTTGATCGGAAACAGCCGGACGCTGAGTTGCCGTAGAACTGCGTGGTAGCGGCGGCTCTGCAGTTGGTATTGGAGCGGATCCAGGAGCCAGTGGGGGTAAGGCGTTTTGCTGCTGTGCTGTTGATCCCGGAGCCCCGGGAGGCGGAACTGTTTGTGGCTGGCCGTATTTTTTTTGCATGCCAGCACGGATTGCTTCAACGCTCCCTGGAGCCGGCTCTTTCTGCCTTGCTCCGGTGTACGTGCTTACGATGTCATTAACGCCTTGGTCTCCCAAGTACGGCCGCGTTGCGTTAATCGCCCTAATGACATCCGGGTGATTCCTTAGCGTCTCGAATGTCACCGGCGTGCCCGGAGGCTGGGCAGCTAAAACCTGATCGAACGTTCCAGTCAATTGAGACGCGTAGGTAGCTTTTAGCCCCTTCGGATCACGAAGAATATTTTCCCCGGCTCCCGCCATGAAGTCTTGAATACTCTGGGGGTCGGGCTTGGTCGATTCGTACTTACCGCCCGTCAATCCATCCCAAAGACTTTTGGCCGCCCCCAGGACCGGATTTTTTTTACTGTCCGATTTTTTTAAGGTTTCGTTGATGTGCGGACCGATTGCATTATTCGCCGCCTGGATATAAGCATGCTTTTGTTCATCGGTGTACTTCGGATCAGACATCACCTCTTGAACTTTTCGATTCAGGTTGTCTACATACTCCTGCTTCTTTTGTTCCTTTTGAGCAAAAGACCGAGCCTTGGCCTGCGCCGCACCCTCGAGGAACTTCGATGCCAGAAAAAACGCGCCGCCCGCTTTCGTCGGAGGCGTGTTTGGGTTCAGCCGTGGCGTCTCCGGAACGATCGGCGCCAACTGAGCGCTGAACGGTCCCTGATACAAACTGTTGTTCGGGGATCCCATGGCCTACGCCGCCTTCCCGAACACGCGCCCCGAGTAGAACTGCCCAATGATTCGCTTGAGCGCCCAGTAGTCAACCGTCCAAGGATCAACGGCCGGATCCTCGCCGCCAACATGTACCACCTGCGGATAGATCGCGTGAACCTCTTGCGCGATGACGCCAATCTCCCGGTGCGACTGGCCGATGAATTTGAACTCGTAGATGTTGACCGGCCCGATCCGGCCGATAAACACAACATTTCCTTTCAATCGACGATCAGAATAGGTAGGGAAGAACGATGCTCCAGTTCCAGCCAATCCACCGAGTAGGCCAAGTGTGCTCGCCTTCTGTGCGTTCTGCTCTTGGCTCACCTGCCCATAGTTGCTCGCGGAACTTTGCACCGAACCGAGGCCGGCGCCCAAGTCCTGCAATGAGAACGCGCCGATGCCCGCGCCCAAGTTCGCCAGCTTGTCGAACGCCGATGTCTCGGTCGTGTTCAGCGTGTTCGCCAGTTGGGTATTGGCGCCCTGGATGACCTGCCCCTGCGCGATCTGCTGCGCGGCGCCAGGCGCGATCGTATCAGCGATCTGCTGCTGCGCGGTGTTGGCCGACTTAGAAATCTGCGATACCTGTGGCGCGGCGGCAGACAGCGCCAAGTTCGGATTCCCGCTGGTAAGCGCCGTGTAATAGTTAATGGCCGGCTGCTCTTCGTTCAAGCCCTGCTGCTGAAGATTGAGCGACTGCTGTTCGAGGGCAAGACCTTCTTGATTCTGCTGTGCCGCGATATTTTGCTGCTGCGTCTGTGCTTGACTTGGACCACCCATGCTATGCCGCCTCCATGTCCGAATCCGGACATGCACGTTGACCGAACCATTCTTCTTTTGTGACGCATGATATCAACGCGTCGCACGGTTCGCCCTTCCAGGAAACAAAGCGCGGTGCAGTCCCCACCTCGCGAAACCCAATCTTCTTTACAAATCGAATCGCCGCCGGATTCTTCACCGGTGTGGTCCCGAACACCACATCCAGGCCCTCGTGAGTAAACCCGTCCTCGATCATCATCGAGCACAATTCCAATGGAATATTGTCGTACTGCCATTCCCGAAGAAATGCCATGCCGACCTCACCCCGATACTTACCAACGCCCAGTGCGGTCACCTCGTTGATCCAGCCAATGCCGCACAATTCTACTTGGTCCGAACCGGTCTTCTGAAAACAGCCGGCGTAGGTAATATTGTTGGGGAGGGCCGCCCACTGCAGGACGTCAAGTAAGCTAGTTGGCCGGCTATACCATACGCGCTCGAGCTGGCCTTCTTGCTTCAGTCGTATGTAGACTGTAGCCAGTGCTTCCTGCGGAGGCCGTTTAATGATGAACAGCGTTCCCCCGAGCGAGTTTATGGTCTGTCCGGTCATAGCTTCGCCATCTATTCTAAAGCATTACCGGCCGCACCAGTCTCGCCAGTTGTCGTGAATAGACCACGACGCCCTAAGCAGTCGGAGCCGGAGAGTTTTCGCGAGCTTTGATTTGAGCCAAGACATGATCATCCCACGTTTCAAAAATACCGACCGGCCGATCCGGCATCAACATCACCGATTTCAGAACGGCCCATTCGTTACCGGACAGGGGGATTGACGCCGACTCCTCGCCAATTTTTTTTGCCAGTACCGAGTTGATTCCAATACTGCCATCCTTTTCGACGTATTCAATCCGCCCCCCGAACGACCTCAATTCCTTGGAGAAATATCCGTGCAGGTCAAGCCTGACTTGCTTTTCGGAAGCCGGCCCCTTGAATGTCAATAGCTCCATGAGGTTGATACAGCCTAATGGACCAATTTTCAATGCGGACTTTCCGTCGACCAGTCCCGGCTTTTTCATATTTGCCCTTTCAGTTTACCTATTTCCCGCTTCAATTCATTAACCGCATTAACCAGCGCCCCGAGAATGGCGTCTTTGTGAAATCCGATTTTTCCGAACTGATCAAGGAAGCACGCGTCAGGCATCCGATCCTTGACGTCTTGAGCAATAAATCCTATGGTTCTCTCGGTCCCAAGGTTTCCGTACAGCGCGCGCGATTGATCATTCCAGACATACTCCGCCACCTGCAGGCCGACCAAATCCTTGAGGCCATACCGAGGGCGGGAAAGAATGGTTTTCATGGTCGCGTCTGACACGTAAGTGATGGCCGTGGTGATACCACCACTGATCGTCACAGATGAGGGACTCCCGCTCGTCGTCGAGTTTGCTGCGTAGATATAGCCGCTTCCGTTCCACCAAGCATACTCAGCGGCTCCGATTGTGTACGTTTTAGCCGACACGCCTTGGCACGTAATTCCCTGTGCCGTCAAGTTTCCAACAGTCAAAAGGCCCGTGGAATCCATCGTGAGTCGAGTGAGCCCGGCTGTTGCGTCGTACAAGAACAAGTCGCCAACCGCTGCGACTCCGCTTGTGCCCGCCGTGCCCAGAATCCACGACCGCCCCCCGCTCACAATGTTCTGAATATTCAGAGACACGGCCGCCGAACTATTGCCATAAACTGTCAACCCGGGGCTTCCGTCGTTTCGTATCGAAATCAGAGACAGCGCAGTTACTCCGCCAGAAGGCACATTAATCGCGGTAGAGGATGACGAGGTAGTGTAAAAACCTTGGTCGGCCTGAATGAAGCAGTTGCTTGCGTAGATGCCGGCGGTTGCCGTTATCCCATCAACCGTCAGCAATTGAGATGCTGGAGTGAAAAACAGATTCACTGACGATGTGAACCCTCCACTTCCATCGCTGAGTTGCACTAGATCAACCGCCCCGGATGAGCCCCCTCCTCCAAGCGTCGTCCAGATGCGATGAGCCGAACTATCAGTCGCCACGCTTTGCTGCCACACGCCGGCCGTGTACTGCAATAGGCCATACGTGGCAGGATTGTGGCTTGCCCCCTCGAGACTGTTCGCGGCCGCACTATCGGTTGTTCCAGTATTTTCGGCCGCGATGAATCCCCCAATACTGAATAAGCGCTGAGTGGTGACAGAGTTGGCTATTCCAATGCTAGAAAAATTCCCGGTTGAAAACGCACCGGTGCCAGCCGCTCCGCCCGCGCTGACGTTGAGTAGCGGACCCCCGTTGGCGCCGGCCACCGCCAGTGAAAGTATTTGTTGAGATCCAGACGCGGTGACGTTGTACCACTTGAGCGCCGCCGTGGATCCATACCCCTCGCACTGAACATTGATTTGCTGGCGCCCGCCGGTGATGCCCGGAGACAAACTACTGTACACCCTGGTACTTAAGCTTCCAGAGCCCGACTCGTTTATGATTTCTCCGTAGCTCATACGATTATGATATTCCCGTACGTGTTATTGCCGGAACACTCGCCACCTTGTTCCGAGACGCAAAAATTTCCGCCGGCGTAGTTGAATGTGTTTCCGGTGACGGTGTTCAGGTAGCAATAAAATTCGTCCGCCGGGGAGCCACCGGTAGTTCCGTTGTAGACGACCGGTGTCGTCTGAGCCGTTGCCGGATGTGTAATATTGCAACCCTGAACAACGCAATACTTTGCGTAACTCATGGAAACCGCAGTCTCGCCCATGTTGTTGATGAGCACTCCCTGAATGCTGATTCCGTTAGCTGCCCCGTTTTGATTGGTGTTCCCGAAGTTGATTCCTTTGGTTACTTGTGTCTGAACCCCAAGAACCAAATATCCGAATTCGGACACGCTGTCTGTCCCGTATAGTGGATCGGTTGGGTACGGAATGTACATACTGCCGCCCTGGATAACGCTATTCCGCATGCCGTCTAGGTCGTATCCCCCGCCGTTGATCGACATCATCGTGTTGTTGGAGTGACAGATGTTTGTCGCATAGCCAGCCGTGTCGATCGCCACCGCGTACTTGCCGGGGATGTATCCGGGCGTCGGTGTCGATGTGTCCGAAGTGGTTGTGTAGCCGATCCGGTGAAAATCGCAATCTCTCACGCCGCCGCCGGCCACATTGCCAAAGAGAACGCCGTCGAGCCCGCAGTCCTCGAACGTGCAACCACTCACACGGAAGAGAAGGTGCTGAACATAGAAATCATTTGAATGCGACCACAGGCATGTTCCGGCGTTTCTACTCCAGTGACAATCCGTTGCACGTAGGCCATTGAGATAGTACGGCGCCCCCGAGGAGCACACCCCGGACACGTAGATCCCGCCGGGCCATCCACCGGTGGTGTAGGTCCCGTCCGTGAATAGAAACGGCCGATTATTGGTAAAGTAACACTGGTTGAACTTGAAATTGGAACTTGTCGCGGTGCGGACATCAATGAAACACGAATATCCACCGGTGTGCTGTATCGTGACCGAATTCATCATGAATCCACTCACGCCAGGCTGTATCCAGATCGAGGTATTCGCAATGAAGTTCGCCTGCTCGGGAGATACAACCGACGAATAGTTAACCGTTGTCGGCGTTGGGGTTGATCCTTCGATCAAAAAATTACTGAAAAGGACATTACTGGATCCGGCCTGCACCGTGAGGAGTCCGAATCCGGACGTAATCGCGCCGCCCCGCGTCAATTGTGACGCCACGCCGAAACCAACGATCCACACATTTCCGGGGACCAGCACGTAGTTTGACAATAGGTAATTGCCGGCTGGTATATTGACTGTTCCCCCGCCTATCGCACTAACGGCGTTGATTAGAGACTGAAGCGCGTTTCGGTTATCCGTAGCCCCATCTCCAACTCCATTGAATGAATTTAGCGAGGGTCGCTCTCCCAGGAGAATAGCCACCTCCGCTGGCGTCGCGCCCGTTAGGGTTATCCCTTTTCGACTTTCGATTTCAACGGTGCTTACGATTGCACCAGGCGGCCCGGCTGGGCCCTGCGACCCCTCGCCAAATATTTTTTCAGCCGCCGCCAATGTCAGGAACTGATTAGCACTTGGCGTTGCCGAAGGATCTCCCAAGGTGCTATATATCGAAGGCGCCGAAATGTTTGACAGGAACGTGAATGGCCCATTACCGCCGGTCACATTGGTTAGCAGGTTTCCAATGAGCTTGAAAACCCGATTCAGCCGAGTTAGATTCGGATCCTGAATATCTGCCGACGTTACAGTCGGAAGATTTACCGCACCATTCGAAACAGACGGCACTGACCCAGGGGCAGGATTTGGAGTCGTCGTCATATTAGGTTCCGCTGCCGGTTGGGCTTAGGGTTTCAGAGAAAACAAATTGCTGGTACGCCGTTCGTTGATCTCCTGCGAGCGCCCGGTACTCAATGCGACTACCATCGTAATAAAACTTGAAAGGAGTCACTCCGTCAATCGGCGCCAGTAAGAACCTATAGCGCTTTGACTTATTGACAACACCGTTCGCCTCGTTGATGTTGGGGAGATAAAAGCGCTGGACATCCCGAAAGGTTTGGGCTGGAAGCGTTGCGGTGTAAAACACTTGGTTGTTGTCCGTGAAAATAGAAAACGTGACAGGAACGGCAGATACATACTCCATCCAGATTTGCTTGATGAACTTCCAACCGGCCTGTCCGAGAACAATCGACAACGTGTCTATCTGGGTGACTGCACACGGTTCGCGCACGATTTGATACTGCTTGCTGAACAACTGAAACTTCCCACCTGCCCCGGGCGTGAATACCAAGCGCGCCATTCTACCCATGATTTCTCCCGGATTCGACGGCAACGTGATAATCCTCTGTCGGTCAATCGAAGTGGTCGTCATGGTAAACGTATACCGAGTCACCCCGTCGACCTGGAAGTTTACAGTAGCTGGAATACCTCCAGTGTCAGCGTCGATCGTTAAGACGCGGAATACCTTGTCGCATCCATACCCAAGGTCTTCCCAATCCGTTGATAGTACGGTGTCCGGCGGGTAGTCTACCTTGGTGAACTTGTAGCCCCACATCTGGAAAAGGGTCGTGTCCGAAACCGGATACAGCCGAACCATTTTGGCGATCGTACCAGCGGTGATCGGGAACGACACCTTGCTTCTGCCTACTGCTCCGCTTGCGGTAGGGCCCTTGAGTAGAAACTGCTGGACGTTGATGTTCTGAACGGTGCCATCGCCGGTTATTGTGTCCATGTGCATGGTCACCGGGCTTCCCTTGACGTCATACTCGATCACCACCGTCTGCAGTAGCTTGTCGTAAGGCCATCCGAGGTCATCCCAGGAAAAGGAATGCTCGACAGGCCCCGGGTCGTTTTTGATGAACTTTGGTTTCCAGTCGAACAACTGGAACTTTCCGCCGGATCCGGGTGTAATTAGCAACTGAAACTTCTTCCCGACAATTTCCGGGTTTAAGGTTACGATCTGATCGCGTGTTCCATTGGTCGACGTGATGTTGACCGTCTGTGTTGTTCCCTCGTCGGAAACAATCTCCACCGCAGCAGCGACATTATTCGTGTCCACATCAAATGCGATTTCCTGGATGATCTTCTCGTGTTCATAGCCAAAATCGTTCCATTCGGTGAAATACACGGTGTCCGGCGGATAGTCGATCTTTGTGAATTTGTATCCCCAGATTCCGAAGTTTGAGGGAATTGAAGACGTCTGGGGATAAACCCTTACCATCTTGGCGATGACGCCGTTACTGATCGGGAAGTTGGCCTTGGCGCGCCCATTGCCAGTCAGCGTGAACGTCTGCACTGCTGTGTTCTGAGTGTTCCCGCCGATCCCAGTAAGCGTGTCCATTTGCATTACCACCCCCGAGCCGGCGTTTTGCCACTCAAAGGCTACCGTGATCAATTTCTTATCGTAGATGTGTCCAAGGTCATCCCAGGAAAAACTGTGAGACACGGGGCCGGGATCCTGCTTCTCAAATTTTGGTTTCCATCCGAAGAGTTGGAACTTTCCGCCGGATCCGGGTGTAATTAGCAACTGAAACTTCTTCCCGACAATTTCCGGGTTTAAGGTTACGATCTGTTCTCGAGTCGAGTTCGTCGCCGTCACGGTTAAGGTTTGGCTCTGCCCCTGATCCGACAGAATTTGAACAGACGCAGAGACTCCATTTGTGTCGACATCAAAGGCGATCTCCTGAATGATTTTGAGATGCTCGTAGCCGAAGTCGTCCCAGTCCGTGAAGTTTACAGTGTCTGGTGGATAGTCAATCTTCGTGAAGTGATACCCCCAGATGTTGAAATTAGTCATCGAACTCAACGAGGTGGCCGGGTATACCTTGACCATTTTTACGATCATTCCGTCCGGAATCGGAAAGGTTTTTTTTGATCGACCATTCCCGGTAAGCGTGAACGTCATGGCGGCTGTTGTGTCTGTCCCCCCATTGATACCCGATAAAGTGTCTACGTTGATCACAACTCCAGATCCGGCATTCTCCCACTCGAATGTCACGGTTTGAAGCTTCTTGTCGTACAGGTGACCAAGGTCGTCCCAGCCGAATGAGTGTCCCACTGGGCCTTTATTCACCGGTTGAACGATGTAATTTACAGACCACAATTGAAACTGGCCGCCGGCCGGTATGTTTGCCGGGTTGATGAGAATGCGAATATTGAACGCCGGGAGCGCTGGGTTGAGCGTGAATATTTGCTTGCGAGTGTCCAGTGTTGCCGTGACACTCAAGGTCTCAGCAATTGTTCCATCCGTATCGATTCCAACCGGGATGGCAACACCGTTGGTGTTAACGTCGAACACAACCTGCTGAACGTACTTCTGGTAGGGATACCCAACATCACTGTACTCAGTGAAGAGCGTCGTGTCGGCCGGGTAATTTTCTTTGTGCCAAGACACGCTGAACACTTGGTAGTTCACTCCAGTGGCAACGCTCCGAAGGCGAACCATCTTGGCGATCGTCCCGTCGACGATCGGTATGGTGATTTTGCTACGCTGATTTCCTGTCAGGGTAAAGGTCTGGACCGCCGCGTTGTAGGTGTTTCCATTGATTCCACTCAACGTGTCAATCGCGAACAGGACGCCACCGCTTTGCCCGTACGTGTTGTACTCGATCGTCACCTCATACAGCCGCTTGTCGTACGGATGTCCGATATCGGACCAATCCATAATGCGGCCCTGCTGAATAGGCGCCAGTGGATTGAAGAAGATCTGTAGGGAGTGCAGGACGATCGTATTGGCTGTGGCGCCAGAGAACAAGAAGGACACGGCGTACGCTTCGAAGCCATTGGCGTAATTTGATCCATCAAGATTCAGTGGGATTGGAACCACGCGACGTATGCCGGTGGTGATTGTGGTTTCCGTAGTCGGCGTTGAAGAGTTATCCTCGTACACTGATACCTGAATGTTTTCGTATACGTTTTCAACTTCGACCAAAATGTCGGTAAACTGCTTGCGGACTCCTGGATCACCAAGGGTGTAGTTTGGCGTCTGTACGCTCCAGGCGATATCAATTCCATCAGTGGCGCCGCCATCGTTGGCGTCGGTGGTGCCGCTTTCCATCTGGTACAGATATGCGGCCGGACCGGAGTTTTCATAGACGCCGGCAATTAGTCGGCCGGTGTCCTGCTCGGTCAACATGGCGCTTATGTAGTACCCCGAAGAGCCAGATCCGTAACTGCCGATGCCGATGGGTTCCCAGCGCTTGTAGATCGTGCTGTACCGCATGGTGTATTTCTTGGCATCGGTTCCGATGTAAGTCACCCAGACGTAGTTCTCGTAATAGGACATCGAGAACGGGGCGACCGTCCCTGATGTAAACGTGGTGTAATCCAATGGAACATAGCCATTGATCGTTTGCCCAGTGAATATCGGATTGATGGGCTCGGTAACCTTCGCGCTTTCCCCGCCGGACCATGCGTAAATTCCGTCGTAGCTGAGATACCAGATCGCGTTGTCGACGCGGCACCAGCAGTGCTTGGCGAACATTCCTCGATTCGCCGGACTTGCGTTCGGTGGAGTCATTTGACCCTGGATCAAGTAGAACGTGTAGACCGAAGACTGATTAAGCGAAACGATCTCTCCATTGAACTCCACAAGTCCATACACTGGGTTCGAAGGAGAGCCAACGTTCATTTGGTTGACGATGCCGGTGGCCAATACTTCCACGGGGAAAGATTCGGGATTCCCCGACTTGGAAAGACTGACAACGTGCGGGTTGTAGGGATCACCGGCCAGCAGAATATTGTCCGCCACCTGAAGGGCGATATCGCACGGCTGCCCGATTCGGAAATCGCAGGTAACTTGATCTCCCGCGTAGTGGGACTCCTGCAGGAAAACAGTCACGTAGTTCGTGCCGGCGCCCACGGTGCCCCCCACCACGATCACCACGCACTGCTCAACATTCGTCCCGTTTCCAATCGAAATAGTCGATCCTGGTCCGAAGAAAGTAGACAACTGCGGATCTGTCGTTCCGTACCCCGGGTAGCCCTGCAGGTACACCTGATAGAGTCCCGCATAGGAGCCCGATGAAATCAGCGTGATGCTTGCCACCGTTCCAGCAAACGGAATGGGAAGGTTGCTCACTACGGGAGGGTAGTTGTCCATTGCAATCAGCCGATTGGTGGCAATCGCGGCATCCGCCTGATTGTCAACGAAGGTGATTGAGTTGGGTACGTTGTTCCCTAGAATCCCCGGATTAGTGCTATACCCGACAAAGCGATAGTATCCATCCGCGAACACGCCACCGGCCCGGTAAATTGCGATTGAGCCGAAGCCTTGAATGTCCGGCTGCCCACCAGGGTTGGCCGTACCGCATCCAAACACGGTGACCTGGACGGCTTGGTTCTGAACACTCACGTAGCTCGAGAGAACCTGGGGAACACACGGGTTGCTTTCGGCGCCGGTCAATGGATTACGGAAGGTATACAGGTAGTTGTACGGCTGAGACACTCCGGTTACTTCAGAATTTGGTCCTTGGTTACCCTGAGCATAGATGGCGCCGACGTAGGCCGTGAAAGTCGGGGTTCCGGAAACATTATTGGAGGTGACCAAGACCCGAACGCCAGTCACGTTCTTCCAGGAATACGCGCCACTACCAGCAAGCCCGACTCCGACAAACGTTGATTTCATCGTATCGACTTCAAACCATGCCCCGGCTACTTGGGACTGAGGAAGAGTGAGGGTGGCTTCGTAATAGTCAGTTGACGACCCATTGACAAACACGAGCACTTGAACCATCTGCACATCAGTGATACTGGATAGGTTAATACCAACGTGAACATTGTCGTCGGAACTGTAACCGTTCGCCGCCGTTCCACTCAGTGACCAATCAACGGCATTATTGTACTGGGAATAGTAGGCACTGCCATCTGCCACTGGAGGGTTGACTGTTCCTCCGCCGACCTTTGTGATCACAGTATCGTAGAAACTAGTGATCGATGCACCCGGCGAAGGAGTCGTAGCCATGTACCCAAAAAACGATGACACGTTTGTGCCATCAATCAAAACCTGCACTCCCCCGACAAACACAAGCATTCCCGGAAGAATATTGTTCATGCTGCTCGGGGTGAACGAGTAGTAGTTATTGTTGACCTCGGTAACAGACGAAAGGGTGACCCCACTGATTCGTGCCGACCCGCCGGCTTGGGTAGTTTCCACCACCAATCCCTCGGATCCAGCGAGTGAAGGGTTGGCCAATCCAAGAGTCACCGGTATGGTCGGAGGGAAATATCCCCACGGATGCAGTGGCGCGTAGGCCCCGTTGTCCTTCAGCATCACACCCGGGTTCGCAAAAAAAATGTAGGGATCGCCGCTGGATCCGGCGTTGTACTGAACCGCTTCGGTTCTTCCAGATCCCAGTGAAATACCGGCGTTAACCTGCGTATAGCTTGAGTACGGCCCAGTGATTCGCTGTAGATTGCCAGCACAGAATGCGTACCGAGGATTCGCTGAATCCGTGCTCCCAATTCTAAGCTTGGCGAGCGAATCAATCAATCCGAGACTGGCGGAGTTAGGGTATTTACGAGATCCCAAACGAATACTGAGCGACTCTTCCTGCAGGCTGGTGACGTTCAGTAACTGCGGATACTGACCATCCTGAAGTTGCGAAGGGTCCTTTTTTAAGACCACTCCATGATTGCTAAGGACGACCGTTTTTTTTTGAGTGTCCATTGTTTCCTTAGTGAACGAATGCGTCACAGGTTACTTGGCCGGCACCAGGCGCTAGAGAACTTCCAGTCGGGTTGTAGAGGTTTACCTGGATAGTACCGAATGCCGTTACATTGGCACCAATAGTCATAGCGGAATACGATCCTGTTAGCGCAGAGAATCCGCAACTGACGGCCTCTCCTAGGGCGACTGAATACAGCGATTGCCCACTAAGTGAATATACCCCTCCGGCCGGGACGGTGCCGGGGTTGAATGAACTGTTCACGTACCGCACATGGCGGCTGATATTTACGATCTGGCTGGAACTGGTAGGATCTCCGATCGTCGCGCCGTAGTTGGATGTGAACCCGTGCAGGTAGGTCGAGGTTGTCCCACAGTCGGACACGTTGATAGCGTTCTGGTACTGCACATCGCCTAGAATGTGGAGCGTCCCAGTGAATGCCGAGCAATCAAACGCCGGCGTGGCCGCGCCTGTCATCAGCCAGTTCACATTTCCATACCAGATATCTGTGCTGGTGTTCCCGATGTTCACTCCATTGTTGTAGTTGCGCTGGTCAAAAGTAACATTGGACAGTTTGGTATGGTCGCAATACTGGCAGTACATCGGCGTAACTCCTGCTGTGCCATCTGTGGAAGCAGAAACAAACGTGATGCCGTTGAAGTCGAGAGCATCGTTGTTCCACGAAGAACCCCAACCATAGGGCAACGTTACCGGGGCCGCACTATAAAACCGATGAGCATGACCGCTTAATTTGACATCGTGCGTTCCCTGCACATACAGCGTCCCGTAAGGGTCTTCCATGTTCAGTCGACCGCTGCTAACGCCGGACATCTGAACGGCCGCGCCGTAACATGTCGAGGTAGTCCCCTGGACGGCCTCGGTGTTCCACTCAATGTTAACGTTTTCAATCGGAGCCAGCGAAGAGCCGAACATCACAAGGCCGACCTGACAAGGATTCTGCGCCGCCGTCGCCTTGATGTTGAGGTTGTAGTCTCCCCCCGAGGTGTAACCTGTCGGATTCTCGAAATAGCCTGTGTCCACAATGATGTTTTCCATCACCTCTCCACCGGATACTCCTGATGGAGATTGAGACGTGCCTCCGAGATTCACGTTGATGGTGGTGTCCGAGCACATGTCGCAACGAACTAGGCCGTTGTCGCTATTGATTGCTCCGTTACCGTAGTTTCCGCGAATGTCCATGTGCCGAGATCCGAGTCCCACGGCTACGCCGCAATCGCAGTTCTGCGCGTCGTCGTAGTCCGGGTCCATCGTGCCATACAGCGATCGGGAATATCCGATCGAAGTCTGAAACCAATTGCCGCCGCGAAATGACACATTCTTACTCAGGTCCATCTGGATCCAGAGGCCGCTAAGCGTGACTCCATAAAATTCAATATTTTGAGCCGGATTCACAACCTGAAATTGCAGGGCCGTGGTGGATGTATAAGCCTGAACAACAGGCTCCATGAGTAATATTGAAGACCCAGTAGCCGAGCGAATTAAGCCGACTTCTTCGCGCCGATTCTGGCGCTGATTATTTGGCCCTTCTTGACCCACATCGTTATTCAAAACCGCAAGCGCCGCCGTCGCGTAAGTGTTAATGGTCGCGCCGCTGATCGCGCCCGTTGTGGCGTTGCTGATCGTCCACGTTGTTGTGCCGCCACCACTTACGATTGTCGTATTGGCCGGAATGTTTGTTCCGGCGATGTACTGACCGTTGGCTGTCCCGGCCCCAGATGAAACCGTCAAGGTGGTGCTCGAGCCCGATGCCGTTCCCTTGGTGGTTGCAATGGCTACCGGGTACGAGCACTGATTTTGGGGATTGCCCGTTACTAACGTGCAAGTGTCGGACCCTTGCGGATACGTCCCGGTTGCGTGAGAACTGTCGTAGGGGAAATTGCTCAGCAGGAACATCTGGGCCTCACTGAAGCCATTGCTCAGCGTGAACGCACTAGTTCCCTGTGCGATGGTCGATCCGTAGCTGTAGGCTGTCCCCAACGTGCCAGCAATCGAAATGTACGATGTTGGCAGAGGATATCCTCCGGTCTCATTTACGGCCGTCCCCTTGATAGTCCCAGGACCGATAAATTGCACATTAGACGGGATCGTAAACGGAGACTGAAGCGTAGGAGAGGATAGGTACACCGTCTTTCCCGCAAGAGAGATCGTGACTGGGGTACTGCCGTTGGCGACGGAGTTGAGCCACGTCTGAAACGCTGCGGTGTCGTCCGTGGTTCCATTGAGCGCGCACGCCGTACAAAGCGTTACCGGCAAGATGCCGTTGTAGTTCGCCACTGTCGCATTTCCGAGAACCCCCGAATTGCTGACAACGGGCCCGGTCCCCAAGCTTTGCATTCGCACGTTACCGTTTTGCATTACGATCGTACCTGACACAGCGCCAGATCGAATGCTTTGCAGTACTCCACTCGTGACGCCATAATGGCCTAGAAGAAAATTGCCGGAAGAATCCCCTTCTAATTCGGCGTAGTTACTGCTAGCGCTTCCTACTTCCAGGTAACTTGCATTTCCGGTTGGGCTTTTGAAGTAACTCACCAATTGGCTGCTAGCCGCCCCGTTCACTGTCAACGTTGATGCCGACAGAGAAGTGAAGGATCCGGTTGCAGGTGTCGACGGGCCCACATTTACGCCATTTAGGTTTGTTACCGTTGAGCCGAGCGCCTGTGCAGTAGAACCGAATGTGATGCCGCTATTCGTCAAATATGAATTTCCGATATTGCCGGCGCCGATCACCCCCAACACCTGGGATCCGGTTGCTATGCTTGGTACTCCGGTAGCCGTCGTGTTCCAGTAAAGTCCTGTTGCCAAGCTACTTAGCGTGGTGCCGTTTACGGCCTTTACTGTAGCCGCCGAGCTTCCCGGACCACTTGCTACCACATCACCGGTCAATGCCGTTATCGTTCCACACAATGCGCCGGCATCTACCGTATTGCCGCTTGCGTCGTATTGTACGCAATGGCCAGTCGTGGTGGTTCCGGTGCTCAACTGAACCTTAGATCCATTGCCTTGTACCGGCGCGATCGACAATATTCCCGTGCCTGTGGTGTTGTATAGTACCCCGGAAGCAAGACCGGCCAGCGAGGTCCCGTTGATCCTGGAAACCGTTACGACGTTACTGCCGCTCGTTGTGGCGTCTCCTGACAACTCCGAAGCTGTCATTGCGCTCGGCCCGCCACGCACTAGCCCAGTGAGAGTGCTTGCTGTTCCGGTCCCACCATTACCCACTGGAAGCGTTCCAGATACATCGGCCGTCAAGCTGACAGCGGAACTAGTGACCACCTGATTACCACCGGCGAAGTGAGCAACGCCGACTCCAGGCAGGTAAGATGTCACGCAACCGGGACAGCCGAGCGTGATAGCTCCGGATGTTACGGGTCCGCCGGTTACAGGCGAATTGGTCGTGATTGAGGTTATTGTGCCCGGCGTGTGGCATGATCCGTCCGCACCCAGATACTGCGTGCCCGAGCATCCACTGAAAAGGCTGATGATCACGCTGGGGCTCGTGACGATCGATGGAACGCCGGTCCCATTAGTGTTGAACATCAACCCTGATGCAAGGCTCGCCAACGACGTTCCGTTGATTTTGGCTACGGTTGGGTTCGGATATGAACCGGATAGATCTCCCCCGGCCGGTCCAGATGCCGATGTCGCGTAGGTCAATTGGTAAACATTCCTCAGCCCTGAATACGAAACCGAAACGGTTGAAGCATTAGCTCCGGAAAATGAAAACCTTATGTAATCGTGATACCCATTCGCGGCTCCGACACACAGAGGACTTCCCGCAACGGTTGCAGTCGGGTCCGAGAAATTTGTCCAGCTTCCAGTTGTCGATCCGTCTTGGTACTGGATGGTCACCGACCATGTTCCGGGGCCAATCGCGCAAAACAGGTGTGCGTTGTTTTGCCGGTACGCCGCACTTCGATTGTCTATGATTGTCCCGCTCGAGCTAGTTATGTTGTCTACGTGCGTCAACTGCACAGTAGCTGGAGGGGCTTGAGCATGTCCGAATCCGGACATGACAATGAGAAGCGTTAGCACTTTTCGCATTATGCGGTCCTCACGAATATGATTTGAGTTCCAGATGCCGGCGGGGTTCCAAGGGTCATCGTTGCTACACCGCTTACCACCGCCATAGTGGAAGGCGCCTGCAGTGCGCCGCCGACGAACCCCAAACAGGCGTAGCAGCCATTTGTAAAAGTGTAGGAAAAAGAAGTCTGGCTTCCATTCGCCGTGGCCACGACGGCGGCATCTGGGCCCTTCACGCATAGTCCGCCGCCGGGACCCACATACAGAACCCCAGTCCTCACTCCGGCCGCACCCGCAGCGGCATCTCCGGTTGGTGCGTTTACGAGAGACGCCGCCAAGCTAGCCAACGTAATCTTGGTAAGCGCCGTGGGGCCAACTCCGAGAACGTTAACCGTATCTGTTTGCCCCTCTGCCGTTCCTATTGCGAGGTCTTGTAGGTACAATTCTCGAAACGTTGCTATCGCCGCTGAAGACATTTATTTCACTCCTCTCGATCCAATCATTTCCTTAGTGATTGCCTTGGCCATATTGACCCCCTCCAGGTAGCGAGCGTGACAATAAATCGCCCGCTGGTTATCTTTCAATTCGCCGTCCGCAGAAAACAATTTAGCCAAAATTCCGTATTTGATATAGCACGCGAAGCTGTCCGGTAGGGCTTCCATGATTGACCCCATGTACACTTGTGACGTGCTCAGCCCGGCCGTTGCCACCGGCATTAAATTGCCCTGTGCTGGGATGATACTGGACAGCGTTCCAATGCCGAGGTTGGCCGGCAATAACGCCATCGTTCCGGAGTCTGCAGAAAGAGTTCCATAGCCTGCATTGGTGAAGGATATGGAAATTGTTCCATTGTTGAATGCCGACAGCGTTCCGTATCCCCCCAAGCCCGTTGATTCGTATACGGTCGAACCCGTACCGTCTGGCGCCGGAATAACAACGAAGCTTTTCATCTTGGTCCTGTCCTGTCTCCACTCCCACGGCGTCCCTACCATCTGTTGCCATACCGGATTCTCTCGGTCAAGATCGAATCCATCGGTGGTGAAGAGAGCTACCTGGTCGGAAAATACCTCCTGGACATCATTGGCCGAATTGATCACGTTGTAGGTGCTCACTCCAAATTGCTGGAGAATCCCACATGCCCTCTTGACCAATCCCGCTTGCTGAAGAAAGTCCGTGATCACAACTTGATAGGTGGCCAGCAGGTCCGCCTCGGTAATAATGCCGAGTTGCGGCCCTCCGCCGGCAGTGAAGTCCCCATTGATATACGGCTCGAGAATGACATCGCAAACCGCCGAGATGATGGTCCCCACCAAGACAGCCATTTATTTTTGATTCTCCACTTCGACAAAGTATCGAGGGTTGATCTGCAATTGCCACATCTGAAGTTCGCCCATGCGCTTTTGAAACTTCTGAAACAGCTTGCTTGCGTCGGCAAAGATTTTTCCGCCTTCCGTTAGGACCAACGTATAGAACGCGTAGTCCTCGATCAACTCCATCCAGCTATCTGAAAGTTGGGCCACGTCGGTACTGGCTGCGAGCACCGGCGGCTCCACCACCCCAACCACTTCCAGTTGCCGGCCACCCGTCGTATCCGCCGGCGTCAGCACAAACAACCGAATTCCAATCGGCACCCAATACAGCGGAGACCCGTCCTGCAGTTGATCATTGCGCAAGAAGTTAGTCACCATCCGGCAAGTATCCGACAGCGGCGACTTGTAGATCATGCGCTGATCAATGTACACCTGCATCGGGAAGATCATGTTGTTCGGGATGTTATAGAAAAATCGATTGGCCACGCTGAGCCCGATCTGCAGGGTGGTCTGGTAATACCCGGTGAACAGATTGAGAACTTGCAGGGCCTCGTTGATCGCATTGGTTACCTGGTACTCAGGGTAGAAGAGTGAATTATCCTCTACCCTTCGATACACACGAGCCTGCAGTTCAGAAAGCGGAATCGAGGGCAATACTAGTCCTTCCTGACACCCTGCCCTTGAACGAACGTGCTTGCTCCGGAATAATGCCGGCGGCGGCCTTCTTCCAGAACGTGGTGATCCCTGAACGTCTGCTCGTTCCAGTTGGGAGGCCCACCTCGTTTCACCTCGTCACAGTTGGCGTGCATTCGGTTTTGGGCTTGAATGCGTTCTTGGTCGAAAGAGTGAATTCCGGCCGGGATCTTGTTCACTGGAGACAGATTGCCGTCCATCCTGCGATCCGTCAATTGCCCGTTGTCTTTGGCTTTTTTCATGTGCTTCCCTTTCTCCGTCTGGTTAGAAATACCCAAGAATCGCTTGGATGTCATGGCTCTGGCCGAACTTACTATTCAGGCTGAAGCCCCACAATTGATCCATCGCCGTCGTGTAATTTCGGACAGCCTTGCTTTCGTCTGCGTTAACGGCGGCCTCGAGCGCGGAAGTGAAGCGCTGAAGCCAATACTTTGATCCAACCGGGTCGTAGTATTCGTCCGTCTTCCCCAGCTTGGTGATCAACGCATCCGCCGTGGCGCCATAAACGAATACGGAGGGATTGATGAACCATGGCGGTTTGTCGCTGGGCTTTTTCATCTCCGGCCACTGGGCGCAATAGATGTACGGCAACTGTCGCGCGGAAACGCTTGTCGGGTAAATCTCGTACTGCATGTTTCCGTTGCTGTCCGGGATTCTATCGACCAAGCATTGTGGTTCCCCACTCGAACTGCGCTGTGGGTCAATACAGTCGATCTGCCGCTGGCTTACATGGAACTCGAGCGGTATTCCCTGAACCGGATCCTTGACACTGAGGAAGTCCTTGAAGTCCGAAGGCATCGTACAGTAGACCTTCAGGATTGAATAGTTCGTCGCGCTCACACTGGGCCCACCGAACTGCTGGTCCATTATGATCTCAGTCGGACTCACGACAGCGTTGACCGTGAATATCGGTTGGTACGAAGCCATCTGGATTTGAAGTTGAGTCAGTGACGAGCATGTCAATGTCGCGATGGTGCCCGACTGGGGATTGTTCTGGCTGCCGTTGTGGGTGAATTGAAACTGAGCCAAAAACGATGTTTGCCCAACCTGTACGACCGAGACTACTTCTTGGGATGGCGTACCCGCGTCAACCAGAAGAAGCGTATCCCCAGTGATTCCATTCATGGACGCTGGGGTCACCCACTGATAACCGATCGCGCTCACTCCGGTCGTTAGCGTCGTATTCACCAGGTCCGCCACCGGCCACCCGGTCCCACTTCCGATCAAGAGGTTCGATTGATAGCTTGCCGAAACCGTTCCGGTCGTGTACGGGTTGGGGATAGAGATGATGCCATTACGCATCATGTCCGACCAGAATGGCCTGGCGTCGATCGCTTCCCGCACCCGATCGTTTAGCCAATTACGGCACTGCTCGGGCTTGGCGTTCGGCTTTATTTGCTGAACCCGTCCAACCATCGTTGAGAGCGTATCTGGATAAATGGCCATTCAGTACCTGTTAATTGAAAAAGCCCGCCCCATGTCCGAATCCGGATATAGAGCGGGCCATCATGATTGCGATCCCCCGTCTAAGTGCTGGAGACGAAGTAGAAAACATAGATCTCGATAACTCCCGCCGTCAATGCGGCCGTTGCTACCGTTGCAGTGATACTGCCGGCTGCGGTCAACTTGACCCAAGTAGACGCAGTTTGCGGAACCGGAATGCCCTGCACGAATGCTCCGGCCGTAAATGACGCCTTACCGGTTGCGGCCAGCAGTGAATTTGCGGACGATCCGGCCGAGGTCCCAATTGCAACCGTGGCCGCGCCACCCGAAGTCACTGCGGTGGTCGACTGGATAGACACGTTCACGATCACCGCGTTTGCGGGGAGCGTGACGTTGTTGGCCGGCGTGATCGCGCCGACCGCCCCGCCATCATTGGCAAAGCTGTACTGCGCGTGCCCGATCAGTTGCGGGCTGGTGCCGAACTGGGTGTTCGTTGCGATCGACAGCGGTAGCCAGGTTCCCGGCGTACCACCTGTGATGCAGATCCACGCGAATACGTTCGATGTGGCCGACGGGGCCTTGTTGAAAATGATATCGCCCTGGGCGAAAGTACCGTCCGTGGACAGTGTGGGATACCCGGTGCCCGAGTACCACGAGTTGTTCCCATTCGGGGATAACAGTCTGGCTGGATCGTATTGAGCGGCCATGGTTCCCCTTTATTCACTTGGACTGGTGACGTCCGTAAACATCACGTAAATATCCACCGAGCCGGCCGTTAGCACGTTCAGGTTTCCGCCTGTCGCAGTGAACCGAGCAAAGACTTGGCTGGGGGTGATCTGGCCGCATTTGAACAGGCCACCGGTTTCCAACAGCACCGTGTCTCCAGTTGCCTGGAAAATGTCCTGAGTGTTGGTGAACTGAGTGTTACTGATCGAATTTCCGACGCTGACCGTGAGGGCAGTGAGCGGACCCGTTCCGGTGAACGCCGTGGTGTGGTGAATACAGACACCGAGAATCTTTGCCGCTTGATTCAGTAGGTATCCCTGCACTGGGCTTGTCGTCGGCTGAATCGGCGCATTTGTCAAGGACGACACCGCCAAGTTCACATTGCCGGCCGTCACCGCTCCAAGCGCGATCAGGTTGGGGTCGTTGTAGGGGATGGTGAACTTGCGAAGTGTCACCAACCCGCCGAGGCCAACTGCTACGTCTGTGATAGTCATGTTCTTTGGTCTCCTTTCTCTTTCTTCCTTAGAACAGCGTGCTCAGGATCTTGGCCGAGGTTCTGGGGTTGGGGCACACGATGTTGGAGCCGCAGAGGAATTCTCCGGCCACGTCGATCGAATTGACCTGTTCCTTGAAACCGGTGAATCCGAACTGGAACTTGGGGTTGGTGCTGAAGTACCACTCGATGTAATCGGTGTTCAGCAGGAACATGACTCCGGAGGTGCCGGTCGGCATGTACTTGTCAACCACGACATCCGCCGCGTTGAATCGGAACGACTGGAACCCGGTGGTCGCCATGTCGCCGTTGGGGTCAGGGTAACGCTGGCTGGGCTGCAGCGCATTCCAAATGAAGTTCCAGCCGTTCTGTGTCGACGGGATCAAATCCGGATGGTCGGCGCCGAACCACGCTTGTCCGTAAGCCGAGTTCACGGTCTGCAACTGGAAGCTGGTCATGGTCGCGGTGTACGCGTTCAGGCCACCGACCGTTCCAACTGGCACGATGTCCGCACGGTTGATGCCGCCGACCGAGGGATACAGGTTGCCGTCGTCGATCCACTCCGAAAAACCGTTCAGGTACTTGGTGCGGCCGCTGGTCGACGTGCCGTCCAGGTACATGTTGGTCCCCATCAGTTTCGCCATCTTCATGGACGCGTTGAGGAACTTGGTTTCGACCTGGCTGAAGATCGCCTCCGGCCCGTCGTTCAGCATGCTGTCGTAACCGTACAGCGCGATGGTCACGTAGCACAGCTTCATGTTGTTGACCAGGGCCGTGTCCGTGGTCACGAAGTCGATGTTCATCGCTTCACCACGGTTGACGAAATCACCGTTCAGTTCGCCAACGATGATCGGCCGCTGAATTTGCGTACCACCGGTGAACCGCTGCCGCTGCTTGGTCTGAAGGCGCGTAAAGACAGGACTATTTTTAAAGATTGTGTCGCTTGTCCTGGGTACGATAAATGGGACGGTGTAGCTGTTGATTTCCGTGAGGGTTAGGGCCACGTTAATTCTCCTTGACAGTGACTAGTTCTTGCGAACTAGGGGTTGTGGGTAAAGGTTTTCCCCCGCCAAGATACTCGGGAGTCCGGCCACCACTCACTGTCCCCTGCTCGTGGTGTCGAGATGAAATAGAGCGATAGTTCATTGTTCGTCCCTACGCCGTTCCTCCGGCGCTTTGCTTTGCGTAATCGGCCGCGATGGCCGACGCCAAGGCGCCAGAACCGAGTGGCGCCGTAATCTTGTCGAGCGATGCGGCCGGGTCTCCGCCCTTGGCACGTTCCATCGCCGCCTTCTGCATGTGGCCCATTACGGGCGCTCCGTTGTCAGTAGGCTGGCCGGCGCTGTTCGCGACGGTCTTCTTTTCTTCGATCTGCTTGTTCAGTTCTTCCACTTGCTGCTGCGCTTTCTTGACCTGCAACTCAGCGCGCTTCGGTGCGATGAACTTCTCGTAAGCAGCCGGAATGTCCGCGATCGCTTCTGGTGTTGCGATCGTCTTGTAGAACGCCTCGAAATCCATGTCCTCGTTGAATTCCCGCTCGAACTTCCGGATGAACGGGGTCGCCTTCACGTAGATATGCTCGAACGCCTTTGCCTGGTTTTGCAGGCCGGTCGTGAGTCCGTTAGAGTCGACGAGATTGAGTTGCTTAGCGAACTGCTCAATGTCGCCCTTCTTCACGTATCCCTCGCGCACGAGGTTCTGTTGGATCTCGTCAAATGTCATTTCGTTACCTGTCCCTTGTGATGCCATCAACTCTGCTACCCTTGCTTCTGCTGCATTGAGTCGATCGTAGGCCGCCTTCTGCGCCTTCGTCATTTTCGACTCACCGTCCCAGTGTTGATCCCGCCACGCCTCCCAAGCGGTCAACTGTTCCCTGTCCTGCTTGTACTCGATCTCCTTGGCGGTGAGTTCATTCATCCTGCGAGAAAACTCTCGCTGCGCCAAGACGGCCTTTTCCAAGCCTGGATACTTCTTTGCATACCCCGCCAGTACCTCGCGGTCTGTGGAGTCCGTCACCTGCTCTGCAAGTACATCGTCAAAAATGCCCATGGTTGTCCCTGTCCCTTACTCGAAATCCATGTCCGAATCCGGACATGCCTTACTAGGCGGCCATGTTGACCGCCGCGCCCTCGGCAGGATTCGGGACATCGGCGCCGCCCGCACCATCTCCCTGCTCCTGACCTTGCTGCGCTCCTGCCTGGGGTGCCTGTCCCGGGACACTCTGACCGGCGCGCTTCTTCATTTCCATGACTTCCTTCTGAAAGGCTTTGCCTACTTGAGCGATAGGCCCGAGCAATGCCTTCAGTTCAGGCTTGAGAGAACTCACCAGCGTATTCACGTCGGACGTCCACTTCTCAAGCTCGCTGATTTTCTGGCCCAGTTGGTCGACCAGTTCTCCGCCGGCCTGCTGAGTGCCGGGCTGAGCGCCGGATCCATGCTGCGCGGCAGCAAGCATCATGGGAGAGATTTGCTGTCTCCGAACTTGCGGCGGCTGCGGCGGCGTGTACTGATCGGCCATTTACTTACGCTTTCCCTTGCCCGAGATCTGTGACTGCGCGACCGCACGTTCCGAAAACGGAATGCGATCATTGCTGTTCCAGACCTTCTGCGGCGCGCGATTCAGTGGCGACTGCTCGCCAATCGTCTGAAACGCTCCGCTTTTCGGGTTTGCTGAAGGCGAGGCGATCGGCTTGCGCCCGAGACTAGCCTCCGTGCCGATGGGCTCGAACTGGCCACTCCGGGGGTTGGACGACGGAGAAGAGACAGGCTTGGTTCCCAATCCCTGTTGCGTTCCGATGGTGTCAAAATTTTTGCTCGGCATGTTTTCCTTTTCCACTGTGCTGAGAGTGAGCCGGGCAGCCCGTCCTAAAGGGAAGAGGGCCGCCCTAGTTCAACTACGCCCGGCAAACTACTTACGGGCGTGCTTGGCCTTGCGGCCGGCCTTTTTGCGTGCCATGGTGGTTGCTCCCCTTTCCCTATATTCGCCCGCGTACTTATCACGAACGTCGCGGTGATTCTAGCAGGGAAATAATTAAATCGCAAATGTCAATGGAAAATGTTTGTCACAAAAAAACGGCCGACCCGAAGGCCGGCCAGGGTTAAGTGGGAAGGCATTACATGCGCTCCTTCTTCATTCTTTTGGACTTCTTGCGACCCTTTGCCATGTCTGGATCCCTCCTTCCTTGGCAGAGTTGATTCATCGCCCGGAAGTCTAGCAGGTCAAATAAGTAGGGTCAAACAAAAAAACCGGCCGACGCTACGTTACCGTAGTTCGTCGGCCGGGTACTGCCATCGGCTATGGGGTGTGTTGGTGGCGCGGGCTGGATTTGAACCAGCGGCCTAATGGTTATGAGCCATTCGAGCTACCTGACTGCTCTACCGCGCTGCGAAATTCCAATGTATCATGTCCGGCGTTATTTTCCATCCCGTTATGCCCTTAAGGCTGGGAGTACTGTATCGCCATTAAGGACCGGAGTGTGGCGTGCCCGGTCCGCCGGAACATTATTGGGTCTTCGTCTGTGTATCGGTCACTGGTGGCTTGTCGTCACTTGTAGTGGTCGTAGTGGTCGCGCCAGGTGAACTGCGCGAAATGCCGCCGAGAACACCCGCCAGCGTAGTGGCGATCGTACCCAGGGCCAGCATTACCGGCTCAGTCCCGGTACAACCTTTAGAGGCCACGAGGATACCCATGAGGACAAGAGTTGTCAGAAAGGCCAAAAATACCAATACTCTATCGTTAATGTGCGGCATATCGGCCCGTATCCTAGCAGGTCGCGTCAACGACGTCAAACATCCTTACCGTTGCGCTGTCCCCTGGTTGCGCGCGGGGTCCGGCCGCCACTCGACTTGCCACCCCCGGATCCATGCAGCCCCATTTGGGCCTCCTCGGACATCTCCTTCAGGATTTGCTGGGAGTTGCTGATGCCGAGCTTACGGTGAAGTTCCTGCAGGGAGATGGCGCCAAGCTTGTAAAGCTGCGCGGCCAGCGTCTTGTCTCGATCCTTACTCCTGCCGTCCAGCGAGCCCTCGGATATGCGAAGCGCGAAATTGGTCCAATGCGCATACTCGTCACCCATGGCTGGGGCAAGGCTACCGGCTTTGTAATCGAAGTCATTCCAGGTCTGCCCATCCGCTCCCAGCATCCTCATCCGGGTTGATCGGTCGAAGTACTGGATGATATTGGAAACCGCCTGCTCGCCGGCCTTGGTCAGCATGTTTGCAATAAACTTGCTCTCGAGCCGAAATTGAGAAGTCTGTGAATCACGTATTGCCTCGATCGCATCGCCGCCGGGAACCTGTTTCTTCTTTGTCAAGGACGACACGTCAAGGATGCCGGCCGCCTTGTCAAACCGGGGCTGCAGGTATTGGGACAGGAACTGGAACACGTATCCCGGCAAATCCACGGCTCCACTGAACCGAAGGTCAGCGGTCGGGTTGGCGTTTGGATTCATCCTGAGTTTCGAGCCCGGCCTGTTCGGGTAGTACTTTTCCCAGTCCGCGTCGTTGATGGCGCCCTTGCGCGTGATAACGGTTTGATTCAGGGCCTTCTTGATGTTGTCCAGGGTGCCGGCGCCAATGTCGTTGATCGCTTTGTTGAGCGGCACTAGGGGGCGATACTTGCTTGCCCCACCCGGCGCCCACACCACCGGGTTCAAGCTTAACTCCGCAAACGGGAATCTTCCGTGCCAGTACGGACTTGGGCCGTCGTACATGATGCGATCGCCCGCGAATACGATAAGACGCTTGCGCGGCCATAGCCGCTGACCGGGTTTCACCACGTAGTGGTAATTGTGAAGGGCCTCTGAAATGTACGGGTTTTTTACCAACACGTCGTGCTGCGAGTTGTTGGTCTCGAAATCATCGACCCAGAACTCCTGCAGTTCCACCGCCGGGAATGTCTGTACTTCATTGGCCGCTGGGTTTAGTGATACGCGCGATCCCATCGCCCGGCGCATACTTGGCGACAACGAATTCCAAGTGTACTCGCTCATGTTGCCCGGCCGCTGAAATGTGTTCGTGCCGGTAGTGGCCAGCATGTTGGCACTCGATTGATTCTCGATGCCATCTGCCCGGGCCCCCCAGATATTCTTGAAATACGACGGCGGCTTTAGGGTTCGGTACAGCACCGCGCTCGATTCCTGGATATCCCCGTTGCACTGAATCGGAAGCACCGTATCCATGCCGCACGCCGTCGTGATCAATTTCCCTGGCGATACCGCTCCGAGCTTCCAGAAGCCACGACCGAACAGTGAATGGTCGACCAGTTGGATGAGGCTCATCCCCATGTTCCGGCGAGACCATTCCGCATGGATGACGTCGTTGATGATCTTGGCTTGCTGCTGATATTCCCCTACCGCCGATGATACGTCGATCGTCGGATTGATGTCGGTAAGCTGTGCCAATGTGTCTTGCCGGCAATCTCCCAGCTTGTTGTCGACGAACGAGGATAGGTACTTCGCGCGCTCTCGAGGCCACATATCGCCATTCAAGTGCGCAATGTACGAAGCGATTTCCGACCACTCAAGACTCGCCTGGAGTTCGACGATCGCTTGCTGTTTGGCGGATTCCCGCCACGATAGCAGACGACTCTTGTAATCCGAGTCCGGAGCGATCTCGGAGCCGGACTTTTCCCGGTAGTACGGCGCGCGTGGTATCGGCGTTACGGACATTCAGTCCACGCTATTCTAGCAGTCTCACCAGCACCCCGGCATACCCCGAGTACTGTAAGACTTTCCGTCATCACCGATTTCCATGGGCCCGACGTCTTTGGGATTCGTCAAACCCTCTTCGCGGCAGAAACGCTTTTGGTCCTCGAAGGTCTCAATCCAGACGGGCTCCGGTTTTCCGCTTAAGCTGCTTCGCCGGCGCCACGCTTGGTGGCCATCCACCTTGGTGTTGTAGCGTTCCAGTCTCGGATCCCCGTACTTAGATGTCGAGATCACCCCGGTGAACACAACGGCGAACTGGGAAACCAGTCGCCGGCGCTCGCCGCCACATGCGGAACATGGTGCTTCTGGGCTTGTTGATAGCGGGTAGTAGTGCTCTTCCGGATTGCGGCACTCCGGATCGCACGCGGGGCAATACCCCTCGTACATCGGCATTACGCCGGAACCGCCTCTTTGGTTGTCGCCAAGCCAAACAGGTCGCCGTCCGCCTCTGCGATCTTTTCCTTCACCAACTGAACAATGTCCTCACCGGTGAATACATCGCGACCCATTACCTGACGCAAGTACCGGTCGGCCGCTTCCGACAGTAGGATACGCCGGGGCTGGATGGACATCTGGTAGAACCAACCATTGTCGACAGCGGTGTCCATCATCTGCTGGACCAATGCGCTGAGGGTAATGCCCTGCTGCTTGGCAGTATCCTCGAAAGATCCTACCCAGGATGGATCCGCAACCCACTCGACCACTACTCCGCCACCGCGCCGGCCCGCCGCTTTCTCTGCCGCCTTGATGATTGCCTCACCGGTGGTTTCCCCCAGGATGGACTGAATGCGACTCGCTTGGTCTGCGGTCAACATGAGGCCGCCGTCTGCCAGTTCGTTGAGTAGGCCGGTGGCGATGCCGGCAACCTTCTCGCCAATCTGAAGAGATTGCTGAACGCTTCGGTCGATCTTGCTAACGCGGTCTTCTCGCAAAGCGATACTCAGCGAGAACTGTGTTTCTTTTTTACTGGTTGCCATTGGCGGTCTCCGGCTTCTTAGCAAGTGGCACGACCACCATATGCTCCAAGCACTCCACTGCAATCAATCCCGCCGTCTCCTCCTGCGCATCCGTGGTGCGAAGGAAGTGCAGAAATAAACCATCGTCTGTATAGGTGAATCTATCAGCGATGATGTCAACAAATCCATTGGTGGTTCTTGCTGCGTACTTGTTCATTGCGTCCCTGTCCCTCTCGAATTCATTCTAAGGCATTGAGGATTCTTTTTCTGAGTAGGTTGCGCTTGATCCTTATTGGTGTCACAATTAGGCATGGAAAGAAAGAGGGCTACGGGAGGCGGAAGGAAGAAGATTCCGAGCCCCTGTCCGTATTGCCGAAAGAAATTAGGCGTTCGAGAGCTACGCTCACACATGCCACAGTGCCCGCAAAAGCCATCATGAAGCTCACCTATAAATACAGGATCTACCCGACGAAGCCGCAGGTCGCGTTCCTGGACGGTCAACTTCGGGAAGCGTGCGAACACTTTACAACGCAGCCCTTGAGGAGCGCATTGGCGCTTGGGATGCATGCCGCAAATCGATAACGTTCTTCGACCAGTCTAGGCAGGTCAAGCCGATGCGCGAAGACGGCTGCCTAACACTGGCAAACTTCCGATGCTGTGAGGATGTGCTTAGGCGGGTAGATAGAGGCTGTTAGCTCATGCGTTGCCTGAGAAGCCGCAAGGTGTTTCACGGACACAGCCATTCTACAGCTACATCATCTCGTAGTCTAACTTGAAACCCTCAGCCGCCATTTCTTCGGCCGTTTTCCCCATGTCGTTCCAATCCACTTTGGCCGGCAAGTTCTCTTCAACGCCGGTCCTCTTAGCGGTGTGGATCCTGCAGCCGCAGTCTTCATTTGGGCAGTTCCATTCCGAGTTCGGATTGGCCGATCCCCACGTCGCGCCACAACGCGTGCATTCCATTTCCCATGGAAAAGCACCCCGAATTTCCTCCCGCGTCTTGCGAATGGGAATGTACCCCAGGTTCTCATCGAAGTCCGTTTCGTGGGCCGTGTACAGTGCGATCATTGCACTTATAAGGCAATCGTCAAAGAACCCGAAGCTGGCTGATCCTGATCGATCATCGAAATCGTCCTTCTGAAAAGTTTTCATTTCGTTCGCTGTTACCTCGTCCTGGATCACGTACAAGCGTTCGCGAAGGAATTTCACCATGGTCTGCCATAAGCGCGGCTTGGTGGTCATGGTCGTGTACCAGTGAACCTTGGTGGCCCGGGGATTCGTGGAGTCCAAGTGTTTCCACTGAAACAAGTTCGGGTACTGCAACTGGAACCGTGCCGTGTTCGCGCACGAATCGTACTTGTTGTACTCGATTGAGAGCATCGCCTCGTTGTACATCTTACCCATCTGGGTCAGCGGTTTCGCAAAAGCGATCGGATCAATCGTGTTACTCCGGTAGACAGCCACTTGCACGTCGGCGTTTGGGGCTTTACCTACGCGGTTGATGCAGCCTACTGAGTAATCCGATTCTCCGCCAAGGCCCTCGGAAACATCCCCTCCGATCACATAGTCGTAATTCGGCATTGGCCATTCCCAGATTCTCAGTGGCGCCCCGTCGTAGGTATGGTCGACAGTACAGCCGTCACACCAACAAGTGACAATATCTCCTCGTGATTTGACCCCGTGAAACTTTCCTTGTTCATCCAGGTCACCCTCCGCGATCGGTGGACGCACGCAATTATTGACCCACGATTGAACTTCCGTTGGAAAAACATTATACCCACTAATTTGCCAGCTCTCTTCGGCCGTGCTTGATTGTTCTTCGCGTAGTGTTTTCAAAGATTTAACGTCTTTTTCGGCGTTCATCCGGCGCCATTCCATCCAACACAGCTGCTCATCCGCAAGTTGGTACGTACGAAGAATTCCAGCGGTGCAAGCTTGGCACGCGAAATCCACTAACGAAACGCCCCTGTCCATGGATTCGCGCCACGCCCCGCATCCGTCACACCTAACCCACTCACTGGCAATCCTAATGGACATATCTCGCTCAGGCAGTTGAATTTTCCACCCACTGGCCGGAGCCATTACGTGACGCCTATCAAAAAACCAAGGAAGAAACACAGGCACCCAATCTGCGCGCTCCTTCAGTTCTACGTTTTTTCTCCACAGACGATGGGAATACGATCCTGCTCCGCGTCCAGTGGACTCAAGGATCGCGAAGGTTTGCGGTCCATCGGCTAGCGCGTTGCCAAGATCCCCCTCAATGCACTCTTGAGCCTTGTCTTGGTCCCAATCTGAATACTCGGATAAATGCGCCGCGTTGATGGTGATGCCCTGTCCGATACCGGACATCTGGGTTGCCGCCTGCACTGAAATCATACTCTTCATCCCCGGAGAAGTGCGGCGCTGGTCGGGGTCTGGATTATCAAACAGTAAGCCGTCTTCCTGTTTTCGCGATGCAATATCCGGCTTCAGCCACCACGGCATCTGGTCGTAGATGTGGAGCATAATGGCGAACAGGTACGACGCATGGTCCGGCCGATTACTGACTACTATCGCATTCGTGTTCGAGAAGAACATCGTGCGCCAAGCTACCAATGCTTCTATCAAAGTTGAACACCCTAATTGACGCGCCTTTAAAATCATCAACTTCTGAGACCTTCCTTGATCTCGAAGTTTACGGATTTCATCAAGAATCAACTCCTGGGATTCCCATAGGGTGAACAGCTTGTCGTTTCGTTTTTTATCGATGATCCAGAAGTAGTTGCGAGCGGCGTAGTTGAAATCCTTGCGGCACTTGCGGGTCTCGCCCGCAATGACTTCAATCTCCTTGCGCGAGAGCGCTCCCAGGTTGCCGACCTTTTCCGGCTGGTCGAAGTGCTTAATGATTTCCGCGATGGCCGGATCACGACCGGTCTTGCGTCCCTCTGATTTAATGATCACGGATTCACCCTACACGTCGATTGCGCCGGTTTTTTCTTCCTGCTCGATCATGCGAACCAAGTTGTCGAACTTGCGGTTACTGCCCACGTTGACTGTCGCGTTGTTGTTCTGCACTGTGTTGTTGATGACAAACCCGCCCTTGCCTTGCAAAATGCCGTAAGCTTCTCCAGCCATTCGCATGGTCGGTACATCTCCGGCCGTGACGCCCTCGAGTAGGCTTTGGAAGAACTCGGTTAGAACAGCCTTGCCGTAGCCATTGACTACGGCCTCTGTCAGCTTGGAGAGCCCTTTGGAACTCGGACGCCGCATCTCGGGAAGTTTGGCGAGGGTGACTTTCGGCGGGACGCGCGCCGGGGCCTTAGGTTCTTCCGGCGGCGGATCGGTTGGGGGTGGTCCACCGGCTGGCGGCATAATGACTACGCGCGGCCCGCGCTTTCTCTTGATCGGCACGTTGATATTCTAGCGCAACACCGATATGTGTTCACTTGTAATTAGTCAACGGATTGGTGTAGTCTCCTAGGTGGAGACGCAATGCTAATTGAAACGATGCTGTTGATTGGGCTCGCCCAGGACAAACTCAAAGACGCGCCGAAGTTGACACCTGAAGCGAGGCTGGCCATCGCGATGGCCGATGCCAATCTCGCGAGAAATGAGGTGCTACGGACCAAGCTTCAGGCCGCGCTGGACGCTGCGATTGCCGAAGCGAAGAAGCAATGCGGGGGGGAGATTGAAGCGGTCGCCGGGCCAAACGGCGTTCCTGTGGATATCCGGTGTGTCACGCCGAAGGATGCTCCTAAACCGTAGCCATGCACGCCCTGACCGAGCAAGACTTCGCCATCGTTTACGCTATCGTCAAGCGCCACTATTGGCGCATTTGGGACAAAGAGGACTTGATCAGTGATGGCATGGTCGGGCTCGTTGAAGCGGCGAACAAGTACGATGTTTCCTCAGGCGTGCCGTTCAACGCTTATGCCGGTCAGCGGGTCCATGGCGCAATCAGGGACGGACTCAGGCGCATGGACTGGGCGAGACGTGCAGGGCGTGAAGTGGGCTTCGCTGAGCGTCTGGAAACCCGCGTGATGTTCCGTCACGCCATGAGCCGAAGGTGCGAGGAGCCGTTTGAGTACCCCGCTTTTTGGGCGATGGCCGCAGAGGAGCTTCTCCCGCTGGAATTGGCTGTGGTACGCGCTAGGTTCTGTGAAGGTCTATCGCTCAAAGAAACCGCACATGCTCTTGGCTACCGGACCAAGTACGGCTGGAACCACGTTTCTCAGATCCACGCCAGGGCCATTGCGCGGCTTCGGGCGATGGTTCAGTAACCCACACATCCAAACTTAATAACGTCCCCCGATACCGTAGTGCCAGAAAACGTAGCAGTGGTGGTCGTTGATGCGGTCATAAGGATCGTGTCCGCCGTCGTCGTTGTGTCTGATGCCCAACAAGACCATCCATTCGGTGCGGTCAATCCAGTTGCTCCGTCCATAGTCACCGTAACTGTGCATGTTCCTGTAGTGCCGCTGGAGAAACTTCCGGCCGTTGCCCCACCAACCGTAGTCCCGGCGGAACATCCAGAAATTGTAAATTTGGTTCCGCTAGAGGCATACCCTGCCGAGTAGGTAATATCCTGCGCCCTCCCCAGCTGTACACACGAATTGCATGATGCAGTTGCGCTGGAACCGATTACCGTCATGTACGTCTGCTGTGTCGAAGATCCTGGTGCAGAGTAGGAACCGACAAAAGTGTTATTGCTGCCTGTGGTGTTAGCGTTCGTAGCAGAAGTGCCGTATCCAGCCTGATATCCCTGTGCGGAGTTTAGGCTTCCGGTTGTGTTGCTCTGGAGTGCGGCTGCTCCCTGTGCGGAGTTTTGGGCTCCGGTTGTGTTGTTCTGGAGTGCGCTTACTCCCTGTGCGGAGTTTAGGCTTCCGGTTGTGTTGCTCTGGAGTGCGGCTACTCCCTGTGCGGAGTTTTGGACTCCGGTTGTGTTGTTCTGGAGTGCGCTTACTCCCTGTGCGGAGTTTAGGCTTCCGGTTGTGTTGCTGAGGAGTGCGCTTACTCCCTGTGCGGAGTTTTGGTTTCCGGTTGTGTTGTTCAGGAGTGCGGCTACTCCCTGTGCGGAGTTTTGGCTTCCGGTTGTGTTGTTCTGGAGTGCGCTTACTCCCTGTGCGGAGTTTAGGCTTCCGGTTGTGTTGCTGAGGAGTGCGGCTACTCCCTGTGCGGAGTTTTGGACTCCGGTTGTGTTGTTCTGGAGTGCGCTTACTCCCTGTGCGGAGTTTTGGTTTCCGGTTGTGTTGTTCAGGAGTGCGTTGCGGCCAACCGATGAATTATTCAGCGATGCCAAGTATTGTCCAACCTGTAACGACACTGCGCCAGTGCTGTCGGTTAAAGTCAGGTAGTAACTTGGAATGGCGGTTATCCGCTTTACGGAGATCGTGAAGGTTCCAGCGAACGACGATGTCGGGGTGACTATTAAAGCCGCTGAGCTTACCGTTTTGGGTCCGATGGTGGTCGTTCCATTCGATCCGTAATTACCCAGGTCCGTTCCCCCGATACTCACATCCACCGTGCCGCCAGTTACGGATGAAAGCGTAAAAACAAGTTGATATAACTGCCCAGACCCAATACCTGAAATGGTATATGTTAGCGGCGAAGTATTTGAGGCTCCATTTGTGAATGTCGGGAAGGTTCCAGTCCATCCAGTGGAAGTGGTCCCTCCAGATGTAGTTAGCTCAGCACCAAGCGACGCCGAATCTGTCGCTGTTGAGCCAGTTATGATTTGAGCGCCACCCGCAATCGTCAATCCCGGCAGTGATACCGTGCTCGTCCCACTACTCCCGCTATGCGAGAACGTCAGCGTACTGGTCGGATTGGTGCCTGTACTGAGGACGTTTTTTATCGTCCAGACGTCGTTTGCGCCAGCGGACCCGTTGTAGTAGGAACCTTGCGCGATATACCCCGCACTGCTGTAGTTAGTTCCGCTGATTGCTGTTTGCCCGGTCGCGTCGTTAAACCCTCCTTGTCCAAGAATCTGACTGCTGAAAGTTTGAGAACCCGTAAACGTCTGCCCCGCATCTGCCCGCGCCGCTGTGAATGACGTGCTCGGCGTGGTCATGGTGATGGCACCGCTGCCGCCGTTCGCGATGGTCACCGCGTAGTTGGTCCAGGTTACACAGGTGGGGCAGGCGATGGTAACGCTGGTTGTTCCTGTCGCCGTGATGGGACCGGTGCCCGTGATCGCCGTAACAGTGCCACCCTGCCCAATCTTTGCTATCGTTCCATTGCCACATCCAAAGAACGGTCCACCCGTTCCCGCCTGGGTCGAGAAGTATGGCAGGGAAGCGTTCGAGCACGTGCCGCTCGGATCGGTCGACACTACGCGGAACTGAAACGGAACTGGCCCCGGCCCGCTCGGACCGCCTTGCCCAAAGACTACACCATTCGCGAGTAACAACAGGATGAGTGTTCGCATGGCTAGCACACATCCACCACGGGCAAACCCCAGTCGTTGGCATTGTCCGCATCCAGATAGTAGTCGCCAATGTGGTACTTGTTCATGCCAACATCGTGCTGCCACGTCCAGGACTGACCTGGCTGAACAATGCCGATCACGTTCACCAGCGTGGAGCGCACCATGCTCAAGGCGCCAATGTAGATCGGTCCCTTGTTGTTCGCATTCGCCTGAACCGTCCACTTGTTGGCGAACAGGTCTTTGGTGTTGTCTGCGTTTCCTGTGAAGGATGAGTAGTTGACGAGTAGCGAAACCGGCGAACCCGGCGTGGGTACTGCCACTTTACCCAAGCCGAATGGGTTGATTGCGAGATCTGGCATAGTTGCTCCTTCCGGTAGTCCCGGTCGGCAACTATTCTAAACTAGTGAGGACCTCAACCCAAGCGGCGTTTTTCTTCTTCGCTGGGCTCTGTCTTGCCACCGTACATGGCATCCTCTAAGCGTAGGGTTGCCGGCGGCCGGGGGGTGTTGCTCTCGATGTGCCGCTGGCGCGGCCGGTAAATCCCTTTCGCTTGGCGGTGGATCTCCTCCATGAACGTGTCTATCGCGATCACCCGAGTGGTGGTGAAGATAAGAACCTTGGCCTCAAGATCCGCGTACCGAGGTTCGGCATAGCATAGCTTGACGGCCTTTAGCCCGTAGTCCGCTACGACATTGCGAGCAAGCTTGATCTTCTTGATCTCCCCCTCAACCTCGACTTCGAGTACAAAAGTGACCGGGGCCTTTGCGCTAATTTCCGACACAAGCTTTTCCACCGTCCAGTACTCGCGCTCGGGTTCGTCAGTCGCTACGGGTGAAGCTGGAATTTCGTCGTCATCCCAGGGCTCACTGATGTCGGATTGCTCGATTGAGCTAATTGCAATCGGAGCAACGGCTCGCGGCGCCGGCGGTAATACCGGGCGAGGAGCGGCTGATATGGGTGTCGGTGCAGGGGCGGCCGGTGAATCCTCCGAGTCCATCTCCAGGGCCAACTCGATCACGTCTGCGATCTTCCCTGCCCTGGCGCTAGGCTCCATGCCTTCGGACTTCTTTAGGCCCGCCCGAATGGCCGCTTCCATTTTGGATCTCGTCATGATTAGCCTCTCGTGATTTTCATGTTCCGGTACAACCGGTTTTGCTTTACCCGTGCCTCGGCCTCTTCTTGGTCGCAGTTGGCGCTTTCCATCACGGCAAATACTTCGTCATCGAACGCCGCTTTGGTTTCGTCATACTCCATCACGCCGTCTCCGCCGCCACTGAATGCGATCGCCCGGAACTTGTCGATCGATGTGGTCATCGAGCGCAGTGCATCCACCTCATCCTTGGTGAACTGAGTCAACCCCTTGGCGAATTCCGGAAGACACAGAAGCGCTTCTTTGGCTTCTTGCATGTCGGCAGGAAATCCATTGACGGCCTCGGCCAGCGTCTTTACGGTTTCATCTAGGGCCGCTAGCTTATCGGCCATCCCCAAGAAAGCGGAGGCTATATCGAGGGTTGCATTTCGGTGTGCTAGTCCGCTTGCCTGAAGCGTTTCCGATGCCTTGGCCACCTCTCGGAATAATTTAAACGCAGCATACGCAGCAACTGCAGTCACCAGTAGGACCACCATGGATACTACCGTGACGGCAACCGCAAGAACGATTGTGTTCATGCGGTTAGAATAGCACGCCGTCAACGGAATCGAGTATGATGTAGGGTATGCCGAAGAAAAAACTGCCCGATACTGAACGACGCGTGGGGGTGTGGGGTCGAGTCCTTCCATCTACCAAGCAGGCCCTCGAGGCGATGGGGTGTAGTAACCTTGGCCGGGCGATCGACATGTTGGTCATGACGACAGCGCCGAAGGTAAAAAAATAGCCAGCGCGAGGTCCGGACTTGTCCTTCTCGCCACTGGCTATTAGTGAAAGTGAGGGACGGTCACTCCCACACGGTTATAATGTCCGAATTCGGACTTGGAGTCAACTAGCGGTATCTTTGATCGAGGCGGACGCCGCTTGGTCCTCCTGTTCGGCCGGCCCCTCTAGGATTGCCAGCATTCGATCCTGGAGATCCAAAATCTTATTTGTCACTGCAGTTTGCTCTCGAAGGATAGTCGACATGTTGTCGAATAGTTCTGCCAAGTGCCTTTTTTGGATATAGGCAAATTGGTCTTCCTTGAACTGCTGTGACAATTCAGCAAACTGCTCGGCGGTTGCCATGCTGATATCTTCGTATTCTTTACTCACGCTAGATTACCGTTCCTTCCTTTAGTTCCACTTGAATTTTACCGTCGACCATTTCCAGCTTTGCCAGCGGGTACTGGCGCACCTCGACTCCCTCCGCCGCTATTACAAGCATCAGATCCTTCTTGGGCACAATGACCAAGCGATGCTTCTTGGTCTCGGCGGCCGAAACAATCGCCGGGAGGTCGATATAGCCGGCCTTGATCCAATCCGTGATCGTCTTCATTTTCTCGTCAAGTGTTTCGACCTTGGTCGGCGCCACCGCCGGGTTTCGTTCCTGAGTGACAACCGGCTTGGTCGCCGGTTCTGCCGCTACCCGGGGCTCCGGGTCTTCTCGGCGAACCGGCTCGGAACTGGGTGCCTGGGGATTTCCAGATTTTGCCTGGCGCTCTTTGGCCGGCTTGTCCGCTTTTCCTGAACGCATCTGTCCAACGAACGAGGCCGATACCCCGCACATTCGAGCTATGCGCTTGTCCGACAGTCTCCGGATCCGCGTATCGGCAAGCGCCATTTTCACCATCTGCCGCTTCTGGGCGTTGGTCACTGCGGCGCCATGGCGAGAGTTTTTACTGAGGGCGAACTCCAGTGCCGCGCTCAGGTTTCCTTCGTGGATCTGGCAGGGGATTCGGTCGCGGCCGGCCTGCTTGTACGCAGCGAGCCGGTGAAACCCATCGCTCACCCAGTTGGGGGAGGATGAATCGGTGGGGTCGCAGAAAACGTCAATCGAGTCCATCTCAACCCCGCTGTCAATTAAATCTCGGTACTCGGCCACTTGGCGCGGATTTAGTCCACCACGAACCTGACACTCTTGTAATTCCGTTATGCTTTCTATTTTCAACACCTTATCTGCCATGCTTCCCTTTCTAACCTACCCTACATGAACCGAAAACCACCGACATTATGGAGCCAATCCAGATGCCCAATAGACATCCAAGGATCGCCTCGATAGCCAACCCCAAACGAAACTCTCCCATACGCTTCACTACGTTTCCCCTTTGTAGAATCGAATTGATGCTTTAGAATACCCGTGATGACATTATCCCTTTCACCCGAAGGCAAGGCGTTCCTCTTTGGAGAAGAGGGCTGTCGACTCTTGGCCTACGAAGATGCCCATCGCTTGCGCTGGCGAATCATGCATATCAGCGAATCGGAAACACCAAAGCGCTTTGCTAATTCCGAGTTCCCCGCTTCGCTGGCGCGAATTTCCCGAACCGCCTCAGCGTTAAGTTTTCTGCTCGGATGGTTATCGCCGCGAAGGTTTACTAATCCAGTCTTCCATTGTAGTTGCGTATTTCTCGAATGGTCACACGTATGACAATATCTAAAGCGGGGATATTTTTTATCAAACAGCAAGAGTCTTGCAGGCTTAATGCTTACCAAGACATCGGCGGAGTTTGGACTATCGGGTGGGGACACGTAGGCAACGTTCGCCCTAACGACACCATTACACAGGAACAGGCTGATGCGCTGTTTCTTCAGGATGTGCAACCCGTGGTCACCGCGCTGAATCAGTGGCTGACGTGGCCGAACGTCAAGCAATGCGAATTTGATGCGTTTTGCTCACTGGCGTACAACATCGGCATCGGCGCTCTCAAAGGTTCGACGGTTCTAAAGCGGTATAATTTCCAAGGCCCTGGTTCCGACACGTCCGAAGCGATTCTCTGGTGGGACAAAGTAAACGGCGTGACATCACAAGAGCTTTTGAACCGTCGCAAGGCGGAGCAGTCCATGTTTCTTGGAAACCCGGCGCCGTATGAACTCGTGCAGTGTAACGATTGAGCCTCGATGTCCATTAATGATGAAGTGAATCTCCAATTCACCAAGGCCGATTCCGACAGGCTCCTACGGATCGAGATGCGCCTTGACCAAGCCGTACTGGGGTTAGCCGCCGTGGAAAATCTAAGAGCTCGAGTTGCCCTGCTCGAACAGGAGGCTCTCATGAGTGATGATTTCCAGGTTGAGCGTGAAAAATTCCAAGCCGCGATTGACTCTTTGAGGCTGAGCAACAATTCAGCATTTGCCGTACTGAAGGTCCTTGCCATGCTAAGCGCTCCGGCCTGCGGCTTCTTGATTATCATCATCCAGCACTTTTGGAAGTGATGCAGAGTCTGCTGTCCCTCCCAGGACGGCCTTTGCCACCTCCATCTCAAGTGCACATGACGGCCCGGTGTAATCTTGACCGTGAACCTTTGCCAGTGTGAGTATTGCTTGATAGCTGGTGTCGCTGCGAATCGCTTCTATCTTGTCATACAGACAACGAAGCGCAACCTCCAGTTCTCGCACTCGATCTTGCAAAAGCGTTTCTAATGCGCGCAAGCCGCCGATGTCCCGCAAGAGATTTACTCTGTCCTCCTCCACTCTCTGAACCATGCGAAGGATTTCAATGCGAGTGCCCCTGCAAATCGTATCGCCAACTTCCCGATCGCGGTCTTTCTGCTGTTCGCTCCATGCGTGTGGGCTCATAGTTCAACCTCCTAGCGGGATTACGGGCATTTACCTTCCCCCTTTGCCGATAACCCAATTCAAAGTGAAAATTATTGACCGCATTTCAACGCCCTGAAATCCTTGGCGCTGGTCTTCTTCAAGGTCCATCAATTGTTCAAGAACTTCAAAAAATACGCCGTTCTATCTCTTCTTTGGTCTTCATGTTTTTCTCCAATTCCGGAATCTTCGGTGGGAGCGGGGAATTGGAGTAACCCGCCCCAGACCGAAATCCGTACAACTATCCCTTGGCCGGGGGACTCTTCTATTTTAGCACGAGCCGTCGCCGTCGCCGGAGCACGAGCCGTCGCCGTCGCCGGAGCCGGAGCCGGAGCCGGAGCCGTAGCCGTAGCCGGAGCCGGAGCCGGAGCCGTCGCCGGAGCCGGAGCCGGAGCCGTCGCCGGAGCCGTAGCCGTAGCCGGAGCACGAGCCGTCGCCGGAGCCGTAGCCGTAGCCGGAGCCGTAGCCGGAGCCGGAGCCGTCGCCGTCGCCGGAGCCGTAGCCGTAGCCGGAGCCGTAGCCGGAGCCGGAGCCGTCGCCGTAGCCGTGATTCCTATTTTTCAATGAATTTGACATAGGTTGCTTCGGCCTCCGGCGTTGTCGGGATGAACTCGATTACATTAGTCAAGTAAACTTCTCCAGTCTGATCTAGGCGGCCTCCCTTGATTCCGTTCTTGGCTACTGCCGAAAGCGAAAGCCCACCGCCTTCCCATTTCCACAATCGCAGGGAGTTTTTAAGTTGTACCTCCATGTCTTTGATGTGCACCACGTCGCCGACATGAACCCCGGCGCTATACGTGCGGATCAAGCACCGACGCCCCATCATTGGGTGTTTCGTCTCAGTTGAGCCAGCCGAAAAAATCGCGGCAAGCTGTTTTGCTTCTCCAATGGTCAATTCGTCTATTTTCATGTTGTCCTCGTTTGGTTGTACCGCAAAATCGTCTAACGCGCGGCTTCGATGGGATCGCCCTGAAACAGTTCTTCTTGCGTATCTTCACCCCAGCCGACCGCTTGCACGTTTGCGCAGTTATTGACGGCCTGCCGGAAGTAGGATGGCTTCAACTCAATGCCGATGCCGCGCCGCCCATTTGCAATATGCGGTCGAGGGTTTTCATGTATGGTCGATTGGGCAAATCACCCGTGACGGGCTTATCCATGCGCTTTAGTGTGGTCACTGTCCAAACTCCAATCTGTACCGCGCGCAGAACTGCTCGTAGTCGTCTACCTGCCAGACCACGGCGCCGCGCCGGCGCTCTTCGGTCTGCCATGCGAACTGATCGCAGGCCGTACAGCGTTGCCGTGGCTTCTTTGTGGCGCAAATGCAATTAGCGAGCTTGCCGGGTGCCTTGAACTCGATCCACAGGTGCGCACAAATACCGCCAGTACCCCCACGCTTGGGGTATCGCAGAAACAGGCAGTCCGCCATCCCTGGCTCGCCTGTCTGGAACTGCCCCTTCATCACCGTGCGTTGCATCCGGATCGCACGCCAGCCCATCGCTTCAAGGTAGGAGCGCACCTGCGCCGTAACATCGGCCTCGCTAAACTTCGGCTTACTTGGCATCGTCGCCCCTTTCAATTACTTCCGCGTTTGCCGCCCACTTGCGCCACTGGGAGAGTGAAATTACTCCACGTGTGGAATATCCACACGTGCCTTCAAAGATCAACGCTGACGGGTAATTTCCCAAATGGGATTTGGCTACTGTCATCACTCGTCGGGTTCGCTTCGCCCGCACCACGTCGCCGGGCATCGGGTCTATCCGGGGATCTCTCACGCTTCCTCCTTAACGCCACGCACATGTTCTATCGCGTGATCCGGGGATGCCGTGCGCCAGTCGGGCCAAGTGCGCGATTCGTTCTTGGTTTGCTTCGCCACTATGGCTTGGATAATATCGCGGGGCTCCCATCCGGCCCTCCATGCGCCGTCAAACGCCAGAATGATGACATCCACCCATTCGCAAACATCCTGATGGTCGGCTTCAATCTCATTAAGCTCTTTGCGGATGTGGTCAATTACTCCCTTGGTCCGAGTGCCTGGGCCGAACGTTTTCCTCGAAAACTCGCGCTGTCGAATCAAATGCGCTTCCATATCAAACATCGTTACTCTTCCCCGGTTCACGCCGCACTGAAATGCTTCATTCTTGATCTGCTCAATTACCTTGAACTCAGCCTCATCGCGCGCCGCCTTCAATATTGACAGCCACTCATGCGTGTCCATCGGGCGTACTTTGTCGTTGTTCATTTCACTCTCCAGTCTTCGGGCAGGATCAGGTTGGCCGGCGGATCAATGAACAGCCCGCGCATCGTTTCTTCCGGGTAGCCAGCCAAGCTAATCATACTGGCACCGTCCTTAATTCGTCCGACTTCTTCTTGAGTTCCGCGAGGAACTTGGACACGCGAGCGATGAGGCATGACTCGCCACAGTAGTGCTCGTAGTTTCCATTAGCATCAAGAAAGGGATCAAAAGCGTCAATGATGATGCCATCGTCCTTTACCCGAGTCGTGAACCAGTGGTTGGCCTGCTTCCGTTCCGCCCCGCATCCGTCGCATGTGAACTTGATCTGCTGCGCCATCACTGCACCCCCAGATACATCACCAGCGCAATCACCGCTGCAATTGCCGCGTAGCCGACCAGCTCCACCACCGTGACGGCGCTTCTTGTGTGGATGATCTCGCGGTCGGCAATGCACTGTTCGCAGTCGCACTCGGGAGGGCACTGCACGATGAACAAGCCAGCGTTCCAGCCGTCGCGGTTCATTGCTTTTCCCCCCACAATCCTTCAATGTCAACCCACAGCAGCCAGCTCCCACCTAAAACCACCCCCACTCCCACATACCACGCCAGTGCAACAACACCCCAAGACACCATTACCGGAAACATCATTGCCGCCGCCATCGACATCCCCACCTCCCAAATCCGCAGGCGCCTTGCTCTATCCGCCTTATTAATGACCACCTCGTTGCGACTCACCACCTCATCCCGAATCGCCTCCGCCAACATCCTCTCCGCCAGGCACAATGCGTTCATCGATGCCTGTATACGATCCAAATCCGCTACATGCTGGCTCGGCCCCCCCTCTAATTCATCCAGCAACGCCGTCGCATCCAATAACTCAATCTTGTACCCACCCAACTTCTCGTAAATACGCGACACATCCCTAATGATCTGACTGACTCCCCTTCTATACATCTCCAATTCCGTGTTATTCACTTTCCCCTTCCAGGCCCCTCAAACGCCGGCATATCCTCTTCCTCCCCCTCACCCACTGATCGCGCAGACTCCAACCACATCCCCACTCCCCGCCTGACCTGCTCTGCCACCGGCACCCCCGTCTTTTCCGCTCTCTCCACTAACGCCCGGTGCTGCTCCTCCTCTATCGTGAACGTGAACCTCACTCGCCTACCTCAAACTGCGACATCAACAACTGCTCCTTATACCACTCCGGCAATCCCGCCGTCGACGCCCGCTGGATATGCGGCCACGCCCACTGAAACAACTGCTCCTTGATCGCTTCCTTACTATCCGCGTCAATATCCGAGCTCACCTCTTTAATCAACAAGCCGATGTCCCGCGCAGAGTTCTCAATCAGCCCCCGCTCCCGGAGATGAATCACCGCCTTCTGCCACCGAGCCGGACTCCGGTACTCCTCTTTCAACATCTCCAAGATGTCCCCCTGCGACTGGTTCGTTTTCTTCCACTCCACCGCGTGGATCTCCTTAAACGCTTCACTCACAAACTTCCCCAGCAGGACCTTCTTATCCTCCCCGTACAACCCGTAATCCGCCGGCTTCACCACCACGCCTTCAATCTTCTGCCCACCCAAGATGCTCTCGGTGTCCAACAACTTCCTCAACACCTCCACATCCTCCAACATCCCCGAGAACAACAGCGGCACCACCCAATCCGCCCCGCATCTGCCGCCTTGTCCCCATAAGAGAGATACGCCTCCTCCCCCACACACACATCGAACACGATCAGGTGCTTCACCGGTACCCGGCTATACATCAACGAATTGTGCTTCGACTTCGCCAAATACTCCGCCCGGTAAGTCCATCCAGGCGTCAGGCTCGGCGCCAACTCCTTCACCACATCGATCGCTCTCGCAAACATCTTCTCCGGCGCAACCACATTCAACTGCGCCCCTTTCGACCGAACCTTAATCTCCCCCGCCTCAGTCACTCCAAACGAGAACTGCGACCCATCCACCTTCTCCTCCACATTTACTGGCACCTTCAACAACCGCTCTATCGCCCTGCGCCCCAAGTTGTAAAGCGACGGGTAACCATGCCAACTGTTCATTTTCGGTTACCTTTCTCCACCGTATGGATAAAAAGCATCATGTGTAATCGACATCACTAGATTACATGTGATGTCAGATAATTGTCAACAGATTGGATTCTGTTTTTTTATTTTTTTTGTGTGAGGCCACACTGGAGACGATCTTTTCCCGCCGGCCGCCCTGGCTAAGAGGAGCTACCCCCTGTGCCTCTCCCCTATATACATCACGTGATGGCGATGGCATGTGATGTCTAGCGATGGCAGCGGATGGCATCGTATGCCCCTAGCATCACGTGATGGCTAGTGATGCAATCTATGGATACCCTGCTACTAGGCGGACACTACACACAACCCACAACCTTAACGAATGCCCTTTAAAATCAACCACTTGCGGCGAATCCACATTTTTGCTTGACAATCCGTTGACGGCTCGGTTATGCTCTCATCAGGTCCGGCGTTACGGACTGAGAAGGAGACACAATGAGAGATGGAAGTAAGGTTGTAGAGAGCTCGCCGCTGCGCGAGATGATAGAGAGGCTGCCCGAGCGCGCCGCGAAGCGGTCCGCCATACTTAGCCGCCGACGTATGGAGGCCTCATGCCTCTAACGCAATGGCCAACATCGGTACAAGAGCGGCAATTGTTAGCTTGCTTGCCGCTGATGGAGGAGTCCAAGGCGCGGGATATCTCGCCGGATGGCCCTGAACGCAAGCCACGGCGTGAGATCGCGCAGGTGGACGTGCCGGACAAACGCGAACGAGCGGAATGCGTCTCGGTCCTGAGGCTGGCAGGGTGTAGGGTGATCAGTTTGGGGGCCTCAGTCCTCTACTGGTAGGTAGCGTGCCACTTCGGTGCATTGGCACTCCCGGTGCGCCGTATGAGGCACACTAATACTAAACCTCAGAAAAGGAACTTACAACCATGGCAACACCACAGACAGCACTCAGCAACACCCAAGCCGATAAGGCTACCGCAAAGGCTCAGGCTCTTATGTCCAGGGCCATCAGCCTAGGCGTATCAGCCGATGATATCCTTGCTCGCATGGGCAAGGGAGAAACCATTGAAGAAATCATTGAGGATCAAGAGTTTGCGCTCTTGGAGGCCAGGGAAAACGCGGAGATTGAAGCGCGCAAGAGAGCAGGAAAACCTGCATTGCTCAACCCGATCCGCGCTGATTTTCCGTTAGGCACGCAGGGCGAGCTAGCCTATCTCAGTGCGCGAGTTGCTTACCTCGAGGCGGCCCGGGAACGCAATGCCGCTGGGAAGATTACCCTCAAAGTGAGCGCAGGCGGAACGGAGCGGAAGGATAAGAACGGTAAGCCAACAGGCGAAAAATCTCCAGGTGGCGCTCTCAGCATATACGGACTGAATCGCTTCCCCATCACGGCTTATCTCAGCGGAGCCGTAGCACTATTCAGCGAAAGTCAGTGCAAGGCCGTGCGCGAGTTTCTGGTTGCCAACTACAGCCAATTCACCCAAAAGGCAGGATCGGAGCTGACGCTCGAACAGGTCAAAGCCAAACTGGCTAGCTAGTCCCGCTCTCAATTCCACACCCTACCAACGCCCTGCTAGTGCAAGCTAGCAGGGCTTTTTCACGTCTAGGCGCATCCAAACGCCCCTGCTATCGGTCTCCGGTAGCAGGGGCGTTTCCGCGTTTCGGGCCCGCCCCATTGTCCGAATCCGGACGAACCCGCTTACGGAATCGCCGCGCCTTGCCAGTTTTCCGCCTCATGGCGCAATCGGAGGTAGCGAGACGTGCCGCGACATCCCGAAGTGCTTCAAATGCCCCTCAGATCGCCTCTTTTTGCGGTTCCGGCATCTGAGCTTCCCGCGCCAAATCTCCGCATTTCCCGCTTCCACGCTAGTGCTAGCTAGTCTAGCACTACTCAAGGCACAGAAGCGATAATCGGCTTGCCCGACTATGAGATTAGCGGGATTGAAGAGAAGCGTGGGGTGGTGGGGATCCGGGCGGTATACCGGGGGAAGGTAGAGTGCCCGCACTGCCAAGGGGAAAGGCTGCGGCTACGGGACAAACGGTTGCGGCAGCCGCGGCATGAGAGCTGGGGAACCCGGCATTGCATGCTGGAGCTGGTGAGCCGGAAGTGGAAGTGTCTGGGATGCGGAAAGAGCTTCTGGCAGAGGTTCCCGGGGATCCTGCCGCGATTGCGGGCGACGGAATCGTTTCGTCGTGCGGTATCGGAGAAGCATTTCGACGGCATCAGCCGCAGCCGGCTGGGAAAGCGGGAAGGGCTTTCCCCGGCCACAATCGAGCGCTGGTTTCTGGATCGACTCCGGCGGCAGGATGCCGAACGCAGCAGTGCCCGCCGCCAGCGCCTTCGCTAGTAGATACCTTCGACCGTACCCCCATCGGGGAAGTGGGCAGTGAGGGCCGCGAAGCGGTCATCTTCGCCGTTGACGAAGATGACTCCGGCGGTGCTTAGCGCCATTATTTCGGCGGCGCTAAGCACCGCCACATCCCCGCCAGGGTAGCGCGCGTTCCGGCGCGCTTCCAGGATGCTTTCCAACTCCCTAGCATCCATCACTTTGCTTGGTAGGCAGGCCTCTGGTGAGCCCAGGCCGAATCCCTCGGGCAGTATTTCTTGCATATTAAAATCTCCTTACATCACCTAATTTACAGCTAGCTGTTTTGAAAGTCAACAGAAAAGTAAGGCCTGACCGCAAAAAAAATAAAGAAAAGGCGAAGATGGTAAAATGCGGGCTGAGCGAGCGAAGATCATGGATGCGCGCAAATGGAGCGCTGGATTGTGCGCGAGGATCGGACAGTGCCGCAACCGAGCCCCGCATGGATAAACGTTTACCTTAGACTCATGCGCGAGGATCGGACAGTGCCGCAACCGAGCCCTGCGTCCGCTACAATATCCGCAGGATGCTGCTATGGCTCCTCAGGTTTTTCCCTTACGTGCGTGGCTTGGAGTACGCTGTGAACAGGCTAATCGATGAGGCAAGGGTACGGGAAAATAACTCGAAGGCGAATGGCAACACGACGCCTTAGACTACCGCTTGCCTATTGCCTAAGCGCCCTGGGTTGCAATTGCGATGGGCCACGCTGTAGGGCGCACAGGTACTTTTTGGTTACGTTCAGGGTTGGCCACGACTGCGAAGTAACGTACTGGCTGTCTCGAAACTAACCCAAGCCGGCGACCGTAGCCAACGCGCGCGAGGGAGAAAAAAATCTTGACGACCTGGCGAAATTGGCGCATGATGATCTTGCCGACTCATTCGGCGCTTAGGAGTTTCACCCAATGCCACGCAAGCTCAGCTATGCGGACCTGGAAGCAGCCTACAAGGCTTCCGACAAAGAGAGAATGATCCTGACGCATGTTGTTCAGGATGCCATGAACAATACGTTTGACTTCAGTTGTACGGTGAAGGAATCAGACCATTCACCCTACGCTGACGCTGACCAAGTGTACCAGTACACTTTCGGCCGGCTGGAGAGTGCTTCTGGTGGGTACGTTCTCATTACGTACATCAACGCTATCACTCACGTGAAGTTCTACGAAGACATGACTAACGAGTGCCATGGAAGGTTCAACTTCCAGATTGACAAGCGGGAGGCTGCCTAAGCCATGCCAAGAGGACTTACCGAAGAGCAGAAACAACACATCGAACAGTGGTGCCAAGCACTTGAGAGTGGGAAGTTCAGGCAGATGCCTGGGGCGCTCTTTGATGACGGCTACTTCTGCGTTTTGGGTGTGGCCTGCGAGATCTCGGGCCTTGGCGATTGGGAGGACGGCTGCTATGTCATCGGCGAGGGCGAGGACAGGATTACCGCAAGTGATTTCCTTCCTGAACCAGTGTTCAATTGGCTTGGCTTAGCGCAGAATCCAATACTCAAACCCGTGCGCGATCTTGGGACTGCCAACGCTGATGGCGTCCCTGCCACGGAGTTGAATGATGACTACAGCGTTCCTTTCCCTGAGTTGGCTGCGGCCATACGGAAAACGTATTTGGATGCCAACTGCCCGCCGGAACTCAAGACCGAAGCCCACTGTCCACGCTGCGGCTTTCCGATCGGCGCAGAACAGTTCGGTGGTCCACCGGATGACCCCATTCGTGACGAAATCTGCGGGCAATGCGTGGATGAACTCTGGCAGGAGGCCAACAATGCCTAACTACGTTCGCACCGATGGGAAACCGTCGCCGCTACAGCAGCAGATCATTGACGGTGAGTATTACTGGGATTGCCTTTCCGAAGCATCCCACTGGATGCGCTTGATTAAACGCAATCCCGAGCCGGAGGTCATCGGACACTATCGCAAGGATTACTCATCTGGCGGCTGGACTGTCGTTATGGTTGGCAGTCGCTACGATCACCGTTCCTGCAAGACCGAGAACGACGCAAGGGAACTTGTCGAACTCTTCGCCTTGAACGCCTTGGAGGTTAGCCGATGACCATGCAACTGACTTCCACCACCATTGCGGCCGTCTCGCCGGAGCGTGCCACGTTCTCAATCCGACGCGGTGAAAAGCAGACAGGCTACACCAACACTTTCCCGGCCCGGCGCTACTGGTATCGCCACGATAAGGTTCTCGCCAACGGCGTAGAACTCGAAGGTTTCTTGCAGACCAAGGGCCGGCAGTATAACCGCTACGGCGAACGCATCGAAACCATCACCTGCTTTCGGCAAGCGTGCGTGATGGGCGCCCAGCTCGATTGGCTGTTCACCATGAACCGAGAGGGCAACTCAGCCGCTATTGCCGTGCGGAACGCTATGGATGAACCTGGATTCTACAGCGTCAACGCAGCCTTGAAAGGAATTCACAAATGAGAATAGACGAACCCAAGCAGGAATGTATCGAAGCCTTACGGTTGTCTCGGCCTGGGATCGAGCAAGCCGTGGAAGAACTCGACAAGCTGTTAGCCGCTGTTCCGTCCGCCTAATGTGCCCGCACCATAGATGTCCTCGCTGGAATCGTCATCGCCCTCGTACACTCCGTCTTCGTCCCGCAAGCCAACATCGGGAAGGGGGCCAGCATCGGGGAGTCGGCCAGCATCGGGGAGTCGGCCAGCATCGGGGAGTCGGCCAGCATCGGGGAGTCGGCCAGCATCGGGGATGGGGCCAACTGGACGATCAAT